AGAAATCGCTCAAAACATTAAAGGGGTAGCATCATGATTAAGGCACTGGAGAACGTATTAAACAAGGGTAAAAACGTAAAAACCGTATTTAGTAGCGGATATATTGACGCTAAAAATAATGTTTTATTCTCAAAAGTAGATCTGGAAAAAAAACGCACAAAAAGTGAAACGATAAAAAAAGCAAAAGGGGCTTATTGGAAAAAAAGCGCGGTTTTCTCAAAAGGTGAAAATTTTGTCGAATTTATCCAGGAAATCAAAGACAGCAAATTCCAGGGTCAAGACGTTAAATATGTGTGGTTCACAAGGTATGAGGTGGCATCATGAAAAATATCATTACTCGAAGATACATTATCGGCACACGGCGTATTGTTTTTACCGCTTGGGAGCCACAGCGCCCACAACACAGCACAGTCATGCACATTGATGGTAAACCTTATGGCAGGGTAGGCACACTAGGCTTAGATTTATGTACCGCAAAATACCCTTACGGTACGCGAGAACGCATTGCTTTGCTGGATCAACATAGAAAGATTCAGCACGAGAAAGCCTACAGGGAAATTTTCGATGAATATCCCGATTTAGAGTATGAAAATATATCAAAAGGCATGGGTTATGTGGAATTAACGGAAGGGGTATCACATGAAAATAAGTGTCAGATAAATAAAAAACAATCGTTTTATAGGTAGGGAGCAACAATGAAGAAAAAAGAAGATGAGCGAATGAGAAAAGCATTAGGTGACGCATTGATCTTATGGGAGCAGGGTGGTCAAGAGCTGTTAGAGCGTATTATTAACGGTGAAAAAAACGCTGTTGAGAATTGGAAAAATGAAAAAGCAAAAAAGGATGATGAAAATGATGATTAAAAACGAAGCTGCTAGTTATCTTGTTAACGCACGTCTATTTAACTCTGATTATAACGCTAATAAAATTTTAGCTGAATTTCAGCGTGACGAAGGGGTCAAATTTTCTGCCCAAGAGGTTCGCGAGATTGTTTTTGTGGCCGAAAAAATATGGAATGGTTACCGTGAGGAAGCATGTGTGACAGCGCCAGTGTCGGACGAGGAAAGAAAAGAGATAACTTTAATGATGGAAAAATCAGGGTAGCCCCCCCTTTTAAAAGATTTTTTTGACCTATTGTTGCTTTTATTGTTTTTATGGTTTAAGATTAAAAAAAAGAAAGGGATCACATCATGACTAACATTAAAAAACTTTTAGATATTTTTTCAGAAATCGATGCAGATGAGATTTTACACCACAATGGAGACAAGAAAAAACTCGGAGAAGCTTGGGAAGTTATTTTACTTAAACAAGAGGGATTGCTTAGACCATTTACACAGGATGATGCCTTTGATGCGGCATTTGATTCACAAGGTGAATTTTTAGGTGATAACTGGCTTTTATGTGTTGAAAATATGCGGGAAAATCGCCTTAAAGAAGCAAAAGAATGCTTTCCAGATTTTGACGAAGAAATCATGACTGATTTAATTTGGGATCTTCAGCTTTGCAGTTTAGATGAAGCGCAATGGCAATTTGCTGGCATCGTAGAGGCGCAAACAAGGGGATAGAAGGAGGAAAAAAACATCATGAAAAAACTATCACAAAAAACCTACAAAGAAATGGCCTTAAGAGGCAAGCTTACCTGTCCCGCGTGTGGTGGCCAGGATTGCGTTTACAACACCCAGCAGCCCGATAGGGCATGCGACACATGGATTGAGCATGAAGCTCACTGTGAGGACTGTGGGACGCATTTTGTAGAAAAGTTTAGACTTGCAGGTTATGAAATCAAAAAAACAAAAAAAGAAGTGCGTGAATTTATCACCGCTCTATCAAACGAGGTGAAGTTATAATGAAAAAAGAAATTAAGGTACTCGAAAAAGCTTTCGCCCATGCGGGTTTTATTGTTTCTACAGCCATCGTTGGCAATCTTGACAGGGTTAGCGTGATCGTAAGTAAGCCTGAACGTGGCGAGCATATGAAAAGACTTTCTAGACGTTTTGATGGTGACGGTAAATCTTTTGCAAAATATGAAGCATTAATTTTTATTGCGAAAATGTACCTTGAGGAAATTAGCGATGCGCTTGAGGGCCTTACGGTGCAAGAGGTATTGGGTCCATTTATCCAAGCGTCTGACAGGGATGAAAAAGAGATAACAAAAGCTATTGATAATGTTGTTAACGATATGAGGGGCACCCCCTCTTTTAAAAGTTTTTCAGATGGGAAGGTATGAAAATGACCAATTTTAAACTTGATAACAGCGCGAGCATTGACAACACAAGCCTTGCAGGGGTTTTAGACGAAAGCCAAAAATTAATCGTCGAATCATTTGAGGCAGGCCCTGGCTTCCCGATGGAAATCGACAAGGGCTATGATGATGAAAGTTGGACATTTGTCGTAGATGGCGATGAGTCCAAGGTTTTTAACTGCTACCGCCGATGGGGAGTTATGCGTGTCGGATGTCACATGCATTCACGTCACCTTGTGGATGAATTTAAAACATGGCTTTCGAGGGTCGTTTAACGACTCGCGATGGCATGTTTTCCAAGCATAAAGCCTTACATATAGATGCTTGATCAAAAATATGCTAAAAACATTATTTATTAACATGTTTTTAGGTGCAAAAAATGACACAAATAACAAATTCCGATGCGTTATGCATGGAGAAGTCCCCTCATGATGAGCGGGACTTACTTTTCGATCAGGTGTGTACGTCACACCCCCCTCTTCCAAAAACTTTTTCTCTTAAAAAAGATATGTTTCCTGTGCGTAACCAGGGGCCACAGGGGTCTTGCGTGGCTCAAACCTTGGCAGCCATCCAGGAACATAATAACCAAAAAGATGTATTACTTGATGGATATCTTTCACCACAGTTTATTTATGACTGTAGGCCAAAGAACAAGCGCGGCATGAATTGCCGAAACGCCATGAAATTTTTACATCAACATGGCGTATGCCTTGAAGCTACTTATCCCTATAGGGCTGGAAATGACATCCCCCCAAGAGGGCTAAAAAAAATAAAAGGTTTCATAAAGGATGAGGCGAAGGTTTACAGGATCGCAAACTACGCGCAAGTGTTAACAGTGTATGATTTGAAAAACGCAATTTACCTTCATGGCCCATGCTTAATTTCGGTGCCAGTTTATGGGAAAATCGTATCTCGCACATCTTCTGGAAAACCGTCGTATCGCGTAGATAACGATATGTGGCAAAAGAAAGATGACTACGTTAAGATTGGCGGTCACGCGATGACCGTTATCGGCTGGGACCTTCATGGCTTTATCATAAGAAATTCATGGGGAGACAAGTGGGGCCGACGTGGGCACTGTAACTTCCCCTTTGATGCATGGGGCAGGCAGTACGAGGTGTGGTCTGCCGTTGACCACGTAGAAGGTATGACGGAAAAAAAGGACGGCATATTAGATAAAATAAAAAAATGTATGGACAAAAAAAGATGGGGTTAGACTTTGCTGAGTTAAGAAACGGCGTTTTTTTTGCGCCCGATGGTGACATCATTGATGACCCAAGTGACTTGTCGTGGGTTGTCGTTTACGGATGTCACGGTATCCCGACTTTTGCCTTTGAGCCGTGTGACGATGAAGAACTTTTTGGTTTGCTTTCAACATGGCGTCAACGCGGATGCCTTGGCGACGGTAAAATTTTCTACGGTCTTTTTCGCTACGGGCTGGCATACCGCATAGCCCCCCTTTATGAAGAATTTTCCATTAAGCTTTTAGGTGAGTTTGACGACATCGAAGATGCTGACGACGTGTTTAACGCAATATCGATGTCAGAAGAGGCCGAGGACCGTGGGTTGGTGGGTGTGCTGTGATTAAGTACGAAATAGCTCAGCGTCCATCGAAAATATCAGCCGCCACATTTGGTCCTGGCGGGTATACGGTCTACAAAGTTTTAAAGGATACCGCAGGTGATGTTTACCACGTTCCTGTGGCTGACTTTAAATATAAAACCGATGCAGAGGTTTTTAGGAGTGCTAAAACAAATGAATCAAGTTGATGAAATATACAAAAATAAACGATGGCAAAAAAAGATTCACAAAAACGACGAATCCCCAGTTGCACCATCCCTGTACGGAGAAATCACCAAAGAGGGCGTTCAGTGCATTATTGATGAATTTAAACTATTTTTTGAGGACAAACAGTGTGTTTTTTACGATCTTGGCTCAGGAGCTGGAAAGATGGTTTTACATGTTGCAGTGTCTTGTGAAATAAAGAAATCTATCGGCATTGAATACTATGAAGACAGAGTTTTGTCGGCGATAGCAGAAGTGCCAAAGTATAATTATATGTCTGCTTTTCCGCCAGAGTTTCACCAGGCCGATCTTTTTAATTTTAATTATGAAGATGCAACTGTCATGTATGTTGATTGCACCAATAGGGAGTTATTTAAAATGGTAAAAGACAATTTTAGAAAAAAAATACCTAATGGATGCCTGTTTTTATATAGGGGAAAAAAAATGTGGGGTGATGCGGGAGTCGTTAGAGGTGAATTCTGTAGTCCCACAACATACAGTAAGAGCCGCTCTTTGAGATGGATAATGTTTTAGATGAAAAAGCAAATAAATAGACCTGAAACCAAAGATAGGGCTAAAGAATTTCAGCAGTGGCATCGTACCCTCGGTCGCCGCTTGCTGGCTTCAGATGTCGATCTTGTGGAGTGGCGTTTTATTGATGGCGAGCTGGTTCCGGTGGGGGTCCTAGAAATCACCCTCGCGGACTGTGAGCCGTCTCAGTCGTATTTGGATGCCATCATATGCCGATATGAAAAAAAGGACGTACAGGGCCGCACAGCGCGTCACGTTGCCAAGGCGCTTGGGTGCAAAGCATGGATTGTTTGCTACACCCAGGGCTGCAACAATTTCTGGATCTACAACCTGACCGAGCGAAAGGGCTGGTATGACCTTAATGGACAAGAGATGGAGCAATTTCTGGAAGGCCTTGAGCGCGGCATAGAGGGCACCCCCCTCTTTTAAAAGTTTTTTCATAAACATGTTTGTACTTTATTGTCTTTAATGCCATGATAACAAAAAAAGGAGAGGGATCATGTATTACGCAGTTTATGACGCAAGAGACGGTTCGGTGTGGGGCGCAGGCAGAACGATGGATGATGCTTGGCAAAACGCCAAAGAAGAACTTCAGGCATATATTTCTTTTATGAACCATTACAACCAAGACCCTGAGATTGCTTTTAACGATCTTCGGATGCATTTCTTTTTGAACGAATGTTCATCTTTGGTTTGGGAAAATCACGTCACAAGCGATTTCCCCTTGAGCCAGAAGATTGTTGTCGATGGTGAGATACTGGAGGAAGCATGAACCAGCGTGACGTTCAGCGCATGCAGCGCCTTATTGACCGCGTAGAGTCATACAGCGGGTTTGTAACCGAAGATCAAAACGTGCGTATAGCCTTTCAAAACTTCCAAGAGGTCTTAGCCAGGGCGATGAGAAATTGTCTCAAGAAAGCCCAGAAAATTTCTGATGACAGGATGGCTGTTATTTATCTTCATGAAATAGAATACCTGGCAACATCAATAGAGAGTTGGGGAAAACACGTAAGGTAAGCAAGTCTTTCTTGTATTTTTGCCTGACCTGTGTAAAAAGAAAAAAAGAGGAGAAAAAGCATGAGCATCAGTTGGTACAATATAAGCTCTTCCGGCCACATGCCTTGTTTGGCGGCTTGCGGCACAAAAGGGCTTTACCGAATATATCAAACCAGCAACGGGCATACCCTGTACCGCAAAACAGGAAAGGACTGGCTTGTTGTTCAAAGCTTTCACTCATCTGCTTCTGCGAAGTCATACGTAGAGAGATCTGAACTATGATGATGCAGATTATCAACAACGCCATAAAGAGAATTTCTCTGCCATGTGAAACAGCAAAGGAAGATCTGTATTCATACGGATGGCAGGGCTACGAAAAAGCCCTTAAAACATATAAGGATGAGTCAACAATGGCTTTTGATGATTATGCTGAGTGGAAAGTTAAATACGCTATTATAGACGGCCTTAGAAAAGAAAATCCATTGTCGCGTGGTAGTATTGAGCTGAAGAAAGCAAAGGAACACCTGATAAAAAAAGGTGTTGAGGTAAACAACGAAAGCCTATGTGAAGAGCTTGGCGTCGGAAAAACGAGGCTGAGAGTGATGAGTACGACCTTTGTTGAGCTTGATGAGGATTTACCGTTTTACGATTTAGGGTTTAACATAATGGATGCAAGAATTTTATTAAGTTTTGGTTTCTCTGGTCTGACGAGCAGGGAGTTGAGTGTTATCTGGATGCACTTTTACAGAGGAGATACGCTTGCCGACATCGGCAAAAACATGCGTATCAGCGAGTCTGGTGCTTCTAGAATAAAAAAAGAGGCGCTTGAAAAAATGAGGGCGGCGATGACTTATGACGAAGTATAAAAAGGGAGAAGAGCTATGGGATGGTACTTTTGGTTTTCGGGCTTCATGTTTATGGTGGCGATTGGCTGTCATATTATGCACACCCAAGCACAAGAAAGAATCGACGAAATAAAAAAGAAATTTGCTTTAGAGGTCGGTGAAACCAGGACGGTTGACTACAAAGGCGGAACTGTGACAGTTTTTCCTGATGGCAATTTCATCGTCAACGGTCGTGACGCTCACCACTGCCAGCAGATACACGATGAGGTATTGGAGTCTTTTAAGAGGAGATACTTGTGACATTTGTGGACCTCAACACGCCTCTTTGCAAGGGTTACAACTGCAATCTTAGAGACAGGTGCTACAGATATTTAACAGAGCCTCGATACCTGCAACAATACCTTACGCCACCTCCCATCAAGAATGGCAAGTGTGATTATTTCATAGATAACGATAGGGCTATAATGTCTTATGACGGTGGCGACACATTATTTTTAAGAAGGGGCGACTTTAATGATTGAGGAAACGAAGACGGATATTTACGAGATGAGAATACCGTCCATGAATTTAACAGTAAAAGAGATTTGTATGGGCGCTGGTAAAAGAATTATGCTTCTTAGGGCGATCGTCACAAGGTTGCGTCACCATCGTGGTCGCATGGTTGAGATGACCTTGTACGAAACATTTAATTTTACAAAAAACGAAAAAGGCTACTGGGCAGGATGGATTCCAAATGAGTAAGATGCTTGATGAGATAATGGCTTTTGCCGAAAGATATGGTGATTTCCCTGTTGACGTTGTCGCCAAAGCATTGAGGACAAATGTTGACCACGAAGATGGAAACATCGTCATAAAGTCTTTTCGCATACCCAAGCGTGTTACTGGAACCAAACTTAAGCAGGAGTCATGGGATTGGCGTTGCAGGGCTTATTCGCCAGACATTTTTCAAGACGAAGAAAATAAGGTGTATGGGGCATCCCTGTTTTTGTGGAGAGAAAAAGACCGGATAATGAAGACAGAAAAGTTTGCAAAAAAATATATTAAAGACAACAACCTGGTGACACACAGAGAGCTTTGTGCTGCCTACCAGCACCCCCCTATTCTTAAGACTTCTTTCGGTGTCAATTTAAAAGTTGCCCTGAGTGAAGAGCAGCACGTTTTAATGCTTTGGGTTTGTGGTAAGTAATATGCAAGCAGAGGTTTTTTGTTATCTAAATCCTGATGCGGCAGAGGGCGAGAAATACCCAGTGCCGTTTTTTCAAGGCTCAGAGAAGGCGCAGCTAATGTCTTTCTCTGTAGACGATTCCGGCAAGTATGCGTTCGTGTTTGAAGTTCACGATCTTTGCAGGGAAGATTTTATGCAGCGAGGTGTTTTGTTGAGACTGCCCAACAATCAATTCGTTCTGCATTCTAATGAACTGGGCATGTTTCGTGTTCGGTGGCGCTCGGTGGACGTGGTGTGGACAGAAGGGTCTGCGATGGCTACAGAGTGGCTTTTTCAAGGGGAGAGGATAGATGTTATTTTTAACTGACTCTTTTAGGGTTGATATGGTGCCACAAAAAGAAACCCAGATACGGCTCATTCCTATATATCCAGAAAACGTAAAAATAGTTGTTCGAGATTCATCGAATTTTATCTCTTGTTTCAGGAAAGATTCTGTGGCGAGAAAGTTTGTTGATGAAACTGGTCTTGATGCGACCGTTAACAAGTCCAGGATAAATTTGAATCATGGCGACAAGGTTGTGAGTGTGACAGAGAATGAGGAAGGTGATCTTTCTTATTGGTGGATAGATCTTTTGCAGATCGAAGAATGTTAGGAGAAAAAGATGAAAGAAAAAATAGACTTTTTACATGAAGTACATGAAAACGGTATGTCAACAACAGACATTGAATCAGCATATCCGTTTTTAAACAAAAGACAGGTTATCACCGCGATGAAGGCTGGCAAATTGCGAGCAGTGAGGCTCGGTGTTGGTCGAGGCGCATCACCATGGATGACGACAAAAGAAGAGGTAGAGAAATGGATCGACTCAAATTTTGTAATGAACAGATGACCTCAATGGTTTTGTTTTTCACTCGTGAAACCTGTGAAGATCTAGGGATTCCGTATAGTGGTAAAAAAGAAATTGTTTACAAAATTGGTGTTAAAGAATTGCTTCAAAGGGTTAGGAGGTGCTGTGCATCCAGCCTTTTGGAGCCGTTTTCTGAGTACATGGTTACGGTATGCAAGTACGCTCATATCGCCGATGGCGGATACCAGATCGTCGGATTTTCCGATACGCAAGCCTCGCAGACCCACACGTTATAAAAAAAGTGTGATAAAAGAGAGACTGGGGAAGTCTGTCGAGGAAAAGTTGAAGAAGAAAAAAATGGCGAATGGCGTTGATAGATGCTTTACTTGTGGTCTGTTTGGGGGGCAGCCTGAGTATAACTGCTCTAAGTGCGGAATAAAGGTAAAATGTGAACACTGTGGTCTTGTTGAGATAAAAATGCATGTGTGTTTTGACAAGCCACAGGAGGAACAATGACCGCAAGAGAAGAACTCGCCAGAAAAATAATTGACATCTTTAATGCTTTAGATTTTGACACCCAAGTAAAACAAATACTTCAGTCTTACAGGGTTCAAATGAAGAAAAGCGAAAAAAAACCCCAGGGAAGAACTGCCAGGGAAGAGCTTTTTTTTGCTTTAAGAGACAGTAGGCGCAATAAAAGCAGGTTAAATATAAAAGACATTCTTGATCCCTTCAGGATACAGTCATCATCTAAAAAATGCTCATCCAAAAATAAAAAATCGCCAAGAAAGGCATGCGAAGTTGTCTATATGAACGCATACAGAGAGAGTTTGGTGCCTGTGAGTTACGGCTATGTTGCCGGAGGGCCGCCGAGAAAGGGAGGATCTCAAAAAGTGTGTCCTAAGTGCAGATCCATGGGCTTACACCTCGCAAAGGGGTATAAAGAAAGATACTACAGTTGTATCTATTGTGGCTTTCACCAAGAGTTGGAGGCCGAAACATATCAGTATTAGAGGCCCAGATGAACCAAAGAGATTTAGAACTTCGACTTCAAACCATTGAACAGGAAACACGCAAAACAAAAGAGAAGGCAGAGGCTGCACAGGCGGAAGCAGTGCTGTGTAGGCAAGTGATGAAGGCCATCATGGAAGAAAACGCACAGTACAAAGAAAAGCTTATAGAGTGTGGCTACCTAGTTTAGGAACTTAATAAATGCAGCAGCGCCCATCGCAATCGCCTCGGCCTCGTCGTGAGCCACACCACCACGCGGCCCCTCGATTTTTCTACCGACATGAGCCTCAGCCCAGGCCAAAACAACCGCTTTGGCTTCGTCTCTGTTTTTTGGGCGTAGCCCTAACACTGAACGCCATTGTGTGGACAGAGGCCTCCATACGAGAGCATCGCGCCAATAAGCGTAGCAAACGCCCTCAATAAATCCTGATGTCTTACACAGCTTGAGAATACCGCTAATGTATCCTGCCGACGCCATAGGGACGTAGGCACCCTCAATAACAACAATGTCCGGCACCCCAGGCTCAATAAAGTTTTTTACAACCTCTACAGCCTTTTCACGGTCCTCTGTTCCCGACAGCAAGACCTCTGAGTCTTCGCGGATACAAAATCCTGTTTTAGCGCCAGGGTCAAAACTTACAATGATCATGCAGCATCCGATTCTGTTGTGATTCCCGATAAACGCTCTAGCGCCTTTTGGTATATCTCCTCGCGCAGCTCACACCCTACAGACTTGCGCCCAAGCATTGTGGCAGCAGCTAGAGTTGTGGCCCCACCAGCAAAAGGGTCGCATACAACGTCACCAGGCTTCGTGTAGTCCTCTACAAGCTTCTTCATTAACCATATAGGCTTACCGCCTACCGCGATCTTTTTACGCTCGTAATGGCCCTTCTCAAGCACGTAAGCGCCTGGTCTGCATCCCCATCTACTGTAGTTAATGTTTCTTGGCCGCGCCGCCATGATATAGTCAGCCCATGACGCGGGACCGTCGCCTAAAAGCCTCGGCACTTTACGTATAAACGGCAGCGGAGCAAACGAGTATAGCCCGATCTCTCTAAAGGCTTGCTCCCATGCGGGAATCAGATCGTGCGATGTAATGCAAATCCACCATCCCTTGTTGCGATGTTGCCACGAATAAACAAACTCATAAACATCAGCAGGGTGAAAGTTTTTATACGTAATAGGTCGCCGCTTGCTTTGACCTGTTGCTGACTTTTGTTGAACCGCTGCTGCGGCATCGCCCTTGTGTGTTCGTGCGCCAAATGGCGGGTCGGTTATGATTGCGTCAACTTCTTCGATGTCGGCCAGCTCATCTCGCCAGTCGCCTTGCTTTAAGGTCCAGGTCATTTTTACTCCTTAGTAATCAATAGGAATGCAATGACCCAATGTTGCTAAAAACGTTAATAAGCCAGCCAGCCACTTAAGGCCTGTTATGGCCCCCTCAATACGAACTTCAGCTTCTCTGTAGGACGCTATCTTTTCAAGGATTGGCTGCTGTTGCTCTTCGAGGCTTTGAACACGAATCTCCATGTTTTCGATCTCGCGCTCCAGGTTCTCGTTTTTATCTTCTAGTTCTTCTACTCTGTCTTTTAAGGTGTTGGCCACGGCTCACTGCTCCATAGTAAGCCGTGACGCACGGCCCACTAGAATGGTATTTGATCGTTACTGAAGTTGTTCCCCTCGGATGTGCCCTTGGGAGACAAAAGCTGAACGTTATTCGCAATAACTTCAGTATAATACACGGTTTGACCGTCTTTTTCATAGGAACCGTTGCTTAAGCGGCCTAAAACACCGATCTTTGTGCCCTTCTTTGCGTAAGCCTCTATAATGTCAGCAGTTTTTCCGAAAGCCACGATGTTGTGCCATTCGGTCTTTTTTTCCTGCTTAACAAACTCATTGGTTGCAATGCTAAATTTGGCGACCTTGGTGTTGCCATCAAAGATCTTAGGGTCTTTACCCATGTTTCCAACCAATGTTACTACGTTCATACTAGACATATTTTCTCCTTTTTAGTTTAAGTATTCCTGTTTTTCCACAACACCACCAAAGCATCTATCTACAATGCCTTTAATGGTTTTTGCGAAATCTGGGTTTACAGCGCACGCGGTTTCAACAAAAGATAAAACCATGTGATCTGCAATCTGCTGGCCATATTGCGCCTTTGTGTCTTCAAAGTGCTTTGAAAAATTCATCCCAATGGCCTCTGCGAAATCATAGAAAAACTCTATTCTTTCAGCATCTGTTTCACACCTCTCAATGGCGTTAAAACGCAAAAGATGCATAAATGTTAACGCCTCGTGCTTAAAGTTTTTATTGCTCATTATTTTCTCCCTCTACTTTTGTTATAGTTATTTTTTTACTTCCAAACGAAACCTTAAACACGTCCCCACCCTCCTTTGAGTATATATTTACAGGTATTCTAAGATACGTATATCTAGAGTTATTTATGTTTGTTGACTTGTAATACCTTCTTTCATTGATCTTTGGAAGCTTTTTCGGTCTATCGTGCAATATTTGTTTTTTCTCATACCACACATCAAGATCTTGCCAGAAGCTTTTGTTGGCAAATTCTATGGTCTGCCTTAAGACCTCATCAACAACTCTTTTCTGTTTCGCCCAAGGCCACAGGTCTATCTTTTCAATTAATCCATCAGGCCCGTTGGTGCAAAACGCTGCAATAAAGTCGTCCATAAAATAGTATCTGTCACCGTGTTTTATTCTTTTCATACCGTATCCCATTCATTGTAACTGTCGCCGTAATCATCCATAAGCATGTCTTCTTTTGCCTCTGTGATGGCGGCACTTAAGCTTTTTTCTTCTTCTCCGTAAAGGCTGAGCTTCTCACATGCTTTTTCATTAAAAACAACACACCTCGACCGTGCCTTTTTACCAAGATTAACAACTGGCGTTTTAGACCCCTGGTCTTCAATAAGCCAGCCCTTCTCTCTCCACTGAGAAATGAGAGCCCGAGGATTGTACCCGTTTCTAGACAAGATGTCCTTTATCGTCTTTATTGCAACCGCGAGCATAGTAACCCGCCCTGCTTTGCTAGTGTGACATTTAGCAATGGGCTCAAATCCTGGTCTTACGAACGCCGAGTTGTCATTATCTGCAAGCGTTTTTCTATAGTTTACATCCCCAATACTATTGTACTCAACAACAACAACGCAATCCCGCTTTTCCAAAAGACCCTCCTCTACGCACATAAGAGCAGAGGCCTCTCTGTCTGAGTCGTCAGTATTTTCTCTACACTTCGTCCAGATAAGGTCTAGTGCTTCATCTACTTGCGATTGATCAAGCTCAAGTATTCCAGACTCTCTTAAAATGTCAGCACACACCATAATCGTTGCCATGCATTTAGCAAGACGATTCAAGATGTTTTCATTTCTGGTGTTAACCCTAAGCATTTTTTCACGATGCAAAGTGCGCCACTCATCCCATCTGTTACGATTTTCCGCTATATATTTAACGAACATTGGGCCAGCCATACCGTAGTTCTGATATACCTCGTTCACCCTTTCCTGCATCTCCACAGAAAAGCCCTTGCCCATCTTTGTAAACATAGGGCCAGACACCTGTAAGACGCGAGCTATTGAACCGCCATCCTTAGAAAAGTCAGCTAGGCTTTCCTCTCCGGTTGATATGATCACGTTTCTAAAGTTTTTATCCATATCAGTGCCAGAGATATTTCCTCGACCCCTGTTTTGAGAACTCGCCAGTTTGTAGACAATGTTCACCACCACTGCAAGGTCACGAGCCGCTTTGGTGTCATCCATAAACAAAGGCATGTGGTTTCTTGCGTGGGCTACTCGCTCTGCACTTGTCGGTGTAATATCCCATGACCTTATTAATGATCCACCTTTTGATTTATCAGGGTTTCCCCATATCGATGAAGCAAAAACAAGTCCCGTGGTTTTACCGGATGAAGTGCGGTTGCAGTAATCCATGACGAAGTTGTCTTGGTTTAAAACCTCCAGTAAGGGAGAGCAGAAAGAACCAAGAATCATACTTAACAGATTTGGATGCTCACAACACCACTGCATTGTAGACCGCCATCCGTCAAGCGTACCGTTCGAGGTCAACGTTTTAACAAGCTGTGTTTCACCGCTGGATGCCGCCTGAAAAAAGATGCTGTTGTCAGGCCAGTGACGTGCTGACTGATTTGACATAACCTCGTTGGATATAACGCTGTCCTTACCTATGTATTTCTCCCCCCAAAGAAACCCCATCTCCCCATCAACTTCCTGCCACCCCATTCTTGAGCTTGAGCGAGCCAGCTTCATCCTATTTTCGTTTTCAATGTGAAAACTGCGAAGATAACCAATCAACGCCGTTGCATTATCGGAACCAACTGAAAGTCCCCTGTCTGCAAGCTCAATGATTTTTTGTCTATCAACAATGCTTCTTTTTTTGACTACCCTGTACCGCCATTTAGAGTTTCTGGTGTACGCAATCTGAACATACTCTTCCTCTGTCTCAACGTCCTCAAGGGTTGCGGATATGTAAACAGCCTGGGACGTAATGTCTTTACTGCTTTTTCCATCCATGCTTTTTATAAAGCCATCTTCGTATTTGTAGTTTCGTGGCATCTTAAGGGTTGCGGGACCATCGTACTTTTCGCTCCTGAAAGACTCCGAAATCAAAATCTCTTCACCCTCTTCGGCTCTGATCTGCTTTAGAGGTATGCCAAATTTTTTCGCAAACTTAGCGGTCCCACCCTTTTTGGCGTCACAAGTGTCATGAAAACAGCCGTAGGAAAAACCATCTTTATACTTGGTGATCCACGCATCATAATTGGCACTGTTGCACATGACGCACTTGCATTTATAAACAAGGTTAGAGCCGCTTTTTATCGGGTTGCCAAGATTTCTTATTTCTGCGCCAGAAGTTTCAGCAATTTCTTTTATGGAGAGATCGCACTTGTTTGAAACCTGAGACGATTCGCTTTTTTCCACCCAAGAGTTTGCAGCGACGAAAGCCTCAAGCATTTCAAGTGTAACCTCTTGCGGTGGGTTTTCTTCTATTACGCCCGTCATGCGATGAGGTCTATCAGGCAAATCCTTGCCCTTTTGATTCAGTGTTCCAGGGAGGCGAATCATTCGACCTGGATTATGAACGGACTCATCAATTTTAACATGGTCGTTTGCAAGGTGGTATTTTAAGATCTTTAAAAAACGCTTAATAAGGCCACTGTAGCTTACGGGCAGGTCGCACTTGTAGAGAACGTGATAGCCGTTGCCGGAGTCAGAGATTTCTGATGGCTCAGGAAAGTTGTATTTTTTAAGAAGAGATTTGCATTCCTCAACGGATGGCCATGCCTGGGCTTTTTCCTCGTCAGAAGAGCAGTTGTTTTTGTGTTTTTCTGGCTTCACCACATCGAAATCAATAAAGATACTTTTTATTTTTTTTGCATCATTATTGCCGGAGTGTATTCCTGCCCCTGACTTAAACAAGCCATCGGCTCTCTTTCTTGTCTCCTCTTTCACTGGAGCGTTTGAACCCCAAAGATGTTCGTAGTTCTTAATGCTTAAAAGGTGTTTTTGGATGGCATCAAAATCAACAACGCTAAAATAACCGCTATAGTTTCTTCTGGTGCTGTCGTTTTCGGTAACAGCACCCATAAGCCTAAGCTCAAAGACATCATCATCTTTAAATCTTCTGTATAGCCCTTCTCTTAGCTCGTCAAAGTTGAATAATTTTGTCACTTCTTTGCCCTCCTTGGTCTGTTTTTAAAATAATGATATGTCTCGCCTGAAGAAAGTATGCCGTCGTCGTGAGGCATGTTCCCATACAGTGATTTGTATTTGTATGAAGATGTCCACATGCTTCTCCCCATTGCTTTATCCTTCTCCTCTAACTCAAAAAACTTCAGTCTTCTCTTAAGCACTTGTGAGTGCGTGAGCGGTGATTGTATATCATTTTCATTCAACCTGATAAGCTTATAGTTCTTTTTTTTATGCTTTATCTTTGCGACTGGCTTGGGGGCACCACATTTTGTGCATTTATCATCAGACATGGGCGTAGCAGCACAACACTTAGGGCAGATCCATGCGGCTATTTCTTCGTCCTTCTTTTTCTTGGTTTTTGCATTCTCCGTCAAGCCGTCAGAAAGATCAGCAGGCGGATCATTGGTTGGCCATGTGTGCCGCATGGTGTTTTTGCCATAATCAAGGATCACGGCAGATGTTTTTCCCTCATGAGATCTGAGCCCACGGCCCACCATCTGCTTGTAAAGAGCCATTGACATCGTAGGACGCGCCAGAATGAGCGCAGAAACCGCTGGGCAATCAAACCCCTCTGTCAGCACACCGAAGTTTGATACGACCCTTGTAGAGCCGTCTGCGAGCTGTGATAGTATCTTTTCTCTTTGAGGCTTAGGCGTTGTGCCATCAATATGTTCCGCTGGGATGCCTTGCTCGTTAAATACCGCCACCAGTGACTCGCTATGCTGAACCGATGACGCAAAGACAAGCGTCTGAAGTCCGTTGCAGTATTTCTTCCAGTCAGCAGCAACATTTTCCATAAGGTCCCTATCGATAAACATTTTTTCGACTTCTTTTCTGTCGAAATCGCCCTTATCTAGCTTTACCTTAGAAAAGCTTAACACCTGCGGCACCCATACCTCGCAAGGGGATAGATATCCCTGATTTATCAGCGAGCCCGTTGTCTCCACAACAACCAGCGCCTGAAAAACAGAGTAGCCATCAATCGACCCAAGCCCTTTTCCGTCCGTTCGATATGGTGTTGCGGATAAACCCATAACTGCTGCGTCTGGATACATTTTCAATATGGTAACGTAGCTGTTCGCCACGGCATGGTGCGCCTCGTCAACAATAATAAGATCGGGCGAAATGGATGCCATGTATTTCTTCCGGCGCACACATGTCTGCACCGAGCCAATCTGAACAGGTTTTTCAGAGTCACATCTTTTATCGCCGGACAGCACCACCGAGCAGTCTAGCCCGAAACCCGTAAACCTCTCATAGGCCTGGTGTATAAGTTCTCGACGATGAGCTATAAATAAAACTGTTTTATTTTTCTTTACTGCAAGGTCTATCACCTCGGCAGCGATAGTGGTTTTTCCGCCGCCTGTTGGCAGTTGCAGCAATACTCTTTTATGCTTTGCGACAGACTCTCGACACCTTGAAACCGCTTCTTCTTGGTAGGGTCGGAGTGTTTGCTTCATCTATCGTCTGCCGTTTCTTTTTTCTTGTTTTTCTTTATTTTAAGACCGAGTTCTCGGTTCAAAAAAGATTCTTTTTGTGAGGTGGTGGCGAATTTTTTCAGGTCTGCCGATTTGCCGTTTTTTGTTTCCATCCACTTTCGGACCTTCCATCCAAAAGTAGGATTTTCTGGCACGTAGCAATCCACGCATATGGGATCGTGGCCTGCATGCATAAAACATGCAGCACCACACATCATGCAATGCCCTGCGTTACGACTTTGCATCTTTTCTTGCGTGAAACTCTGCTGCGTCCACTTCCGCCAACCGTTGCGCCGCCTCAGCAGTTTCCATCTCTCTGAGAAAGCTCCACTCCTCAATACAATGATCTCCGTCCTCAAAGCGTATACCCAGGCCACCAAAAACACGAACCACCTCATCATGCCTGACAAGCCACTTGTGTCCTATTTTTGTGGCATCTAAAAAGCCGGATTGTATATAGTTGCGAACAGTGGCCCCTGTTAGCGTGGTAAATTTTGCAATCTCGCTAATCTGCCAAACTTTCTTGCGGGAACCAGTTTTAGCGAGCCTATATAACCCATATTTTACCTCATCGACACCTGTTTCTTTTTGGATTCTGTATCGAAGACCTGCTAGGGTTGCAAACATGGCATCATTAACGCCATTGCCCATAGTGCTTGTGCTTCTCCATGCTGTGTTATTCTTTGCTGTTGTCATGCTCTCTCCCTTTTTTATTTTGAGTCTTTCTTCAGCGCGTCTTTGATTGCCTTTGCGCCCTTGAGCTTCTTTGGGTCCACCTTTTCTTCTTTCGGCGCAACAACTTCGGGCGTGACATTCACCGCCTCTGTTTGAACGTCGTCAGACACGATAGAGATGTCATCCTGAATCTCTTCGGTGGTGTAGATGGCACCAGTAAAGATGTCTGCACAATACCATCTGGCCCCATTGCTGATGGCGCGAGCGAATAACATGTTCTTAGGGTAACGCTTCCAGTTGGTGCGACCACCAATGCCTGCCTTCGCCGCATCCGCCATGGTAAACGACGCAACACCAACAGACTCCCAAGAGCCATCAAGCTTTTCCTTGAACTCAAGCTCGCACTCGGTTTCGGTATGCTTTTTGACAACAAACCGATACTTGCCGCTGGCTTTGATGCGTGACGCAATAAGGCCTGATGACAACGTAGGCTTGCCTTCCACGATGTGAATGCCTGCCATGCTTGCAATCGGTGGAACACCAAGCTCCATTCCTGCCTGCACTTTGACGATTGCCTTAGCCACGTCTTGCGCGTCCTTAAAATAACCCGAGGCTGCCGATGCGCTACAAAAACGCTTCAAGTCTTCAAATGAATGAAGAACAATCCCTCGTGACCCTACTTCTTCCTGTTGTTTTGCTAGTACCATAGCCATGCTCCCTTTTTTGCTGCTATTGTTCATGTTTACCTCTTAGAGCTAACGGTAAATCTCCGATAACCCTTCTTTACGACTGTGTTTTGTTCCAGTATTTTTTGTGCATCCTTTTCTGCTTTGGTCTTTTTCGCCAATGCGTAGAAGGCCGCTTCAAAATCTTTTTTCTCGCCATCTTTGATGTTTTTCCAAGAAACATTGCCCCACGAGCCCTTGACGCCTGTGTTTTCACCGATGATTTCCTTGAGCTTGTTTTGGGCTTCTTGCATAATGTCTTTGCCTGCTTGCATCATTTTTTTGCCCTCAAGGTACTGTTCCACCAAGGCATAAGACGTGCCATCGTCACTTAAAACGTTTGCGTTGTTCTTGGGAAAGCGATCTGCGAGATATTCTTTGTAACTGTCGCTACCATCAGTCGGTGGCGCTACCTCTTTTAAAACGTTTTCCTGCCAGAACTCATGTGCCTTGTCTGCAAGTATCTCTATAAGCTCATCGTCTCTTTTGATCGTGTATGTGTAAAAAAGCTTGTCACCAAAACCTGGGACCATGACATGCAGATCAACCTCTTTAACCTGTGGGCCTATGATGTACATTTGCCACTGCACCTGCGCGAAATACCAGCTCGGCACTTCATCGGTAAACTCGCGACCCCAAACCTCTGACGCGCCACGCCCACCGGACAGCAGGCCAAACGTTTTGATCTCTAGTATTTTTACGATGTCGCCCTTGGCATTAGGAATGAGAAAGTCAGGGGTGCAGTGAAAGTATGGAACATCAGGGTGATACACCTTGTTTCCTGGCTGAAGGGCCAGTTTTCCATCAGGAGACAAAAGCTCTTTCGAGCCGACGTAGGAGTTGTTGCCAAGACCATCGTAAACATAGTCGTCTACGTTGAAAGCATAATTGTTTTTTATGGCGTAATCTTTCGCCACAGTGGGCTCTAACTGTAGCCCTAGACGCGAGGCCTCGTTCCCTGAGAAGCCCTCAGAAATGCCCATGATCTCACTCCATACATCAATAGGTTTGGTGTACGGGTTAATGCCTGCGATTGCAGTAATGCGGGTAGCCCCAATAGACTGACCTGATAAATCAACCATTTAACTCTCCTTTTTTGTTGGTTGCTTATGAACCTACTCGGTCGGGCGAGTGCCGTCAACCTCTATTTTGTTTTTTAGTGCGATTTCTGCCCATTTTTTTACACGCTCGAATGGGTAGTTGCGTCCAGGGCACCCCTTTATACGCTGATTGTTGGCGCGACGGAGGTCGTCATGGCGTTTTATTCTTACAGTTTCTCCGTACTTAAACAAAAGATCTCTACATAGAACCTGGGACGCATACATTTGAGCATCCGTGGTTTTTTCGATGCGGAAATCACCAATGCAGGCAACGCCTATGCTGTGGCTATTGAACCCGTAGCAGTGAGCGCCTCGTGCGTCATAATCAAGAAATTGCGTAATGCCGCCGTGAAGGTCGATGACGAAGTGATATGGAACAAACGCACGGGCCTTGTACCGTTCTGGCACACCGTACAGTTTCCACTTTTTAATGGTTTCGGCAAGTTTCGCTGGCCGAACAGTTACGGTTGCGACCCCTTCTGCTGATTCGGTAAAAAACTGCTCAACATCAGAGGCACATCTGCCAACGCCGATACGGTGAAGCACAACATATTTAGTGCTTTGTCTGCATGGCCGCAGGGCATTAATGTTTACCCTGTACTCTGCGTCAAGTATTTGCGACTGAAGGTCTGCGCTGACTGGCTTGTTATCCGTCACCTTTTTTATCCTTCTTTAAGGATTTCTGTGTCTCGTATGAGGCCGTAGCAGCGCCGAGAGCAGCCAAAGCAGCCAAGAGTGCGCCCGAGATAGAGCCGCCAGACACGAGCGCGTCACAGAGAGCGAGAGAGGCTGTCAGCACCATTAAAATAGCAGGCCTTAGCCATTTAGGGGCCTTTGACCACATATTTCCAAGCTTTTCTGACTTTAAAACAGGTATAAATGCTCTGATGAACGCTGCGATTGCGCCAGCAGCCAAAAGTGAATGAGTTGCGGGTTCCATATTAACTCCTTAAAGCTTTTATGTCTTCTTTGACTTCTTTCAACTTGTCATCAATAGATCCGATGCGCTCAGCGAGACGCTCTTCTATTCCAACAAGTCTTTGTAGCACAATTTCAACCTTCTCTATCGAAGCTTTTTCTTTTTTTATTTCTTCAAGACGCTCTGTAAGGGTGTGAATTTTGGACTGAGAGTGCCCCCATGCAGCACCAATGCCAGCACCGCTAGTCAAAATCGAAATAAGGAATTTTAAGTCCAAATCCATCATACTTTTCCTTTAAGCAGAACTCTGTAATCCTGCAAAAACGCTCCAAGACCTTTCTCTTGAGCTTGTTAAAATATGGATGATCTGGCGGCATGTGACGACGACCATCCTCTGTAAAGTAAACAGATGACCTTAATGCTATAGGTTGCTTCTTGTTGATATATCTCGCCCAAAAAAGAAGCACAGGCTCATCGCATAGCTCACCAATCTCTTTGTCGCACGGCACGTAAAAAAGATCAAAGTTTAAGCGTTCATCGAAGTAAACCTTATCGGAGATTTCACCTACTTTTGCGCCTGTTACAGAGCTGTAGAGATCTACCGTATAAGAGATCTCTGATCCCTCAATTTCCATATATGAGATGTCATCCCCAGTTACTCGTTTTAATGGCGCATTTTGCAGCTTGAAGTAAAAAGCACATAAAAACACCCCAAAACCAAAAATCAGCAAGACTTTGGCCGTTTTCTTGATACCCCTGAAGAAGCGGCGCATCGTATTAGGACGTTTCAAACAAGGAGGCTTTTGACACCTCCAGGAAAGTGTTTTCTGATTTTATTTGGGCGTTCGCAGTGTTGTCATTGTGAAAAAGTGTCCCAAAGTGCCTAAGAGTTAAGTAGTCTCCCTTTTCAAGATAGAGTCTTCCCGAACCTGAAGAAACGGCTCTGTAATAATACGGAGAAGAGCTGCTTTGTTTGACGAACTGCCCGATTGCGCCAGTGATCTTTGCAGCAGGTTCAGGAGTTGCAGATGAGTAATTTATCCAAACACCGCCATACATACCGACCTCGCCCTTGCATAATCTCGTATCATTGGTGGCTCCTGGACCCTCCATGACGTTTATGTTTGCATTATTCGACACAAGAAGAATTGATAGGTTAAATTTAACATCATAAAACCCTGCCTCTTTTATTAGCACACCATTCGTATCTGCCATATCCCCAACATCAAAATCAGATGTTGTTGTTGCCACCTCGGCTGCCGTATACGTTATTTTACTTATTGCCACGTCAGCAGCAGGTCTTCTTCGACATGTTGGCTCGGCAGGCGTCAGCTCTATGGAGTCGATATATATCTTAGACGCAGTACCCATGTTGTTCGCCCTTAAAACCGCACAAAGGTGAGTTATCGGATATGTTCCCGCTCCTATCTCTGCGTCTGCGTGAAGAGTTGTCGGTACGGAACTTATTGCTATCTGCTTAGAGAATATCTCTTTCGTTGCTGACGTTGAAGATGTTTGTTGCACCAAGGCCAAGGGCGAGACGTTGGTCACCGTTGATCCGCCATACCTGCATTGATAGCCTATATCAACTTGTATCGTTGCGGTCCCTGGAGCCGCATCCCATCCATATCTGAGGTTTAAGATATACCCCTTTCCTCCCGAAACCGGAAACTGTGGCGACGTTATCTCACCAGCAGTGTCCGGTATTTGAAGAACAAAATTTCCCGTCACACCATCAATTGTGTTTGCGCCGCCGCCTGCTGATATGTTTCCTCTAAGGTACATATTTCCACCAGAAGAAATGCTGCCCCATGTTCCACCGCTCATTGTCCACCCAATAGGAGGAACCTGAGAGCCTGCTTCATTTTGGTTAAAGTTGGCATTATTCAGGTTTGCAGATATGCCACCGTACTGGGCTATGCTATGAAGCCTGTCGATGGCGTTTGCTATCGCGCTCAAGGTTGGGGATCTGCCGTCTCTAAGCCCAGCGCGAAACATCGCACCAGAATTTCCGGTTCTACTGCTGGCTATGTGTCTGGAGCCGCCAGATGAGGGTCTTTGTCTTAAACCGCAGTCCACCTTCGCCATGCCGTCTCGGAATTCTGTCGATATGGTTGTTGCAGCCATATACAGGGGGACATCCGAGTGTATGTTGTCTGGCTCAACCATGATCATGTCGTTTAGCTCAACCTCCACCATGTCCATGGCAGCAATAGAGCTTTGCGCTAATGGTTCGGCCAGGTCTTTAACAATTGCTTCTGCCATGCGCTCTGCTTCGCCAAGGCTGTTTATGAGGCTGGACTTATCTTCCTGGACCTCCATGAATCTTCTTCCGTACTTTGACTGCGAAGTCGTGTCGTCATCGGTCACACCCAGGCGATTTGGAGCCATTGTTACGGCATCTACGTTTTCAACACGATATGAAAGATCTGAGCCCCAGCCAGGCTCCCAATAATAAACTCTTACTGCATTTCTGACTCCTGATAAATCCAAAGAAAGCTTTGTTATGGATGTATAGTCCTCTGTGGACAAATAAGAATCACACACCTTCTTGTCTCTCTCAGGGTCCATTAAGGTCGGCAAAAAGCTTTGACCGAGAACACTCACACCAGACCCTGGGGATGATTCAACAGAGCCAAAATGTTTAGCCCATTTATATTTAACCATCCAGCCTATCTGGGCAGAAAGCTTGTTTGCGGCAGACAGAAGGCCCTCTCTGTCAATCGTGCCCTCTATTCCAAATTCCCAATCAGAAGATATAGGCTCAAAAAGCGTTGGTGAGGACGTTGTGCCAAACATGTTAACCCAGTTGTTGGCAAATATGACGTTGTTGATTGCAGTATAAAGAGTATCTCCTACGTCAACAAATCTTTCTGAAGATCTCTGATCGTCCGACTCTATAAACGTGTCGGCCAGAATCATCCCTTTGTCTCTTAATTTTAAAGTTATGATGTCGTCGCCTATGTCTATGGCGTCAACATATCCGTCAAAATATGTTTCAAAGTCTTTTCTCCATCCCGATGACGATATGGCCTCGCCTGGTGCGTCAAATGTTGATCTGTACGGAAGCTTGCCATACGGCATTCTTGCAAAATATATCTTAGTTCTCTGGCCGAGTTTGAAATAGGAAGTAGGAGTGTTTTGATTTGGCTCAAAGTAAACAGTGTCCTCAAGCGAAGGTGCTTGACGTGATGCCATAGTAGAGGTTGAACCAAGCGGAGACGTTCTCCTGTTAGTGAAGCTGTTTGATGCGTATGGAGACAAGTTTGTTTTTCCGTAGTTCTTATATACGTTAACAGAGGCCGTAGCCACTCTGTTGTCAACACTGTCATCAATGCGAACCGATTGCAGGACATCAACTGTGTCTCTTGTATCAATGGCAATGTCCTCGCCAATACTGCCCACCCTGGGTGAGGATGGCGTCACAAACCTTGTTAAAATGGCGTTATAATAATCGTTGCCTAGAGGGTCGGTCGTTATCACCTCAGCGTAAACTCTGTTGTTTGTTGCGGTGCCGCACCCACGTCTATAGTCTTCGGCGATGCGTTCTTGGGTGTATACGTCCGTGCTAACCAAGGCAGGACCGACTCTTCCCTTAAACCAGTAACCAGAGGTAGTGGGAACACCATTAAAGTTGCCAAATCCCCATCGCGACGAAGTGCCGCCATCAGGGTAGTCAAGGTTTATAAATTCCTCATTGGCTCCGCTTGCGTCGCGCATCTGGCATCCGTTTATGTACATTTTAAGAGTGCATTTTCCAGCGTTGTTGGGGTCATCTGCTCTTACAGCGGCGAAGTGAAACCATTGATCAACAGGAGGGGGTTGGGAACTGTCACAAAATATGTTTTGCGATCCGCCCGATGGGCCTTTTTCCCAGAATACACCGATGGACTCTACTGGGTCTGACGGTGTTGTGATGCCGCCGTTTTTAGGTGCGGAAATTTGTACGGACATAAGACAATTTTCAACCTGAGCATCGCTGACGTGAGTTGCGTACATCCATGCGTAGTGACGATCCTGATTTACGGTTCCGCCATACTGGGTAGAGTCAACATACATCCAGCATTGCCATGTAAGCTCGCCTGTTAACTGTGCATGATCCCCACCCGCTGCTGTTTGAGCCAAGTAATTGTTGTGATCATTGAAGTGCCTTGCGACGCCTGCCGGACAATCAACAATCGGCGCAGTTCCAGATGTCATAGATAGAGGTGCTATAGCAGCATCATTATATCTAACTAGCGACGTAAGATCTCCAGAGTCACCATCAGCCCTGGTTAAATCTGCTGTAAATGCCATTACTGTATTCTCAGATATTTTAGGGTATGCCCCATATGTTCTTGTGAATATTCTCATGACTAAACCTCATCAAGGGAAAAAGAAAGCGTCACCAGGTTGTCGTGCCATGTGCCATTGTAATGCCCCTGAATGTACTCAGCATCTTCCACTGTTCCATAAACCTCTATTTGAGGTCGAGGAGTTGATGGGGTTGAGCCCTCCTGCAATACGTCTCCAGACAGATATAAATTTGGAAGCGGAGAAAAGGGGTAAATGTGAGTGCCCTGGGTTCTTATGTCTTTCCATACCGCAATCATTTCAGGTGTTGCCTTGTAGGGCAAAAAGGTGACATCCGAAAGCCTGTATCCGGCACCTCCGCTGCCCACAATCATATCCCCCCATGGTCCACCCATAACAGAGAAGAAATCATAAAAATCTGTGGCTGTTGGCTGCAAGCCCGAGTATCCAGTTCCGTATCTGTAGTACGCATCTATGGTTTGTCCTGAGCCGACACCTGCAACACCAAACCACTCACTAGGGGCCGCTGGCCAATGATAAGCCAAGATGGTCCAGTCGTTCTCTCCAAAAAGAGTTTGATTGCAATAAACCGCCGAAGCGTTTCTTCCTGTCAGCGAAACAGATTGCGTTACGGTGTTGTCGTTGTAAAAATTTGTGAGCGTATACACCTGATCAGCACCACCATTTAAAAGGGGGCTTTTAAAGGTGAATCTGGCCTCAGTTGTGGCAAAACTTCCAGCAGAGGCACTGCCCCAGGCGGATATATCAAAACTTGTACGCCTGCCTATTATTGCCGTAACATCAAGATCCCGTATGGCGGGAAAGTAAGATGAGACGTTGTCGGTCATGTGTTCGTATCCCGAGTCTGGAAACGATGTCGCGTCAGTAAGAGGGATTGAGTAACCTTGAACTCTAAGTCGAGCAAACTCACCCGAACCTGTCTGATCGAAGTCGCCGCGAAGATCTACGTCCAGCAATATTTTTCCCGCGACACAGTTTGCGGTGTTGGTCCCAAAATTACAGTACGCACCGATAGGCGCAACGCCATTGTTTTTGATTGTTATATCCGGCTTAGGTATGTTGTTCTGAACAGAGAAGGAGGGGCAAACTCCGCCTGACGAGTGTATTCCGTCAGATAATGTTGTGTGTGTGCCAGAACCAAGTATTAACTGCTCTATCGCATAGGCCTCGTCCATGGGCAGCGGAACAGTGGTGGCAGAAAATGTTCTTTTTTTGTATGTTGTTGAGGAGCTGTATTGACTGTTTGCAGACCTGCTTGTTCTGCCGACCCTATTTATTTGGCTTGACACAGAATCAACCTGAACAGGAACCTCGAAATTGTTTAACCTCAAAAAATTCATGTTCTTTACTTCTCCTGCAATGTAAACGACAGGGTATTGTATATTGGGGAAGAGGCGTTGGCAACTCGAACAAAGCTTGTGTCGCCAGAAACACCGAAAACATCAACGGTTTCTCCCTCAACCATGTCACCTGACAGCCTAAGCTGAGGCACAAGGCTCCATCTCTTTGTTCTTGTGGTGGCCGATATTCTCTGCTCTTCGGTGAGCCTATATGGCAGCAAAACAATCTCTTTATACATTTTATGATAAGAAAATGACGATATGTTGTTATATATCTTTAAAACCTGATCTCCAGGAAGTATTCCGACATTGAGAAGACCGGAGGCTGCACCAGAAACGGTGGTGCCGTTACGGTAGCCAACAGCGTCCGCAAACGGGCCATTTCCTGTTTTGCAAAAAAGATCTGAGCCTTCATAAGAGGAATTGTTTGTAATCCACAGTATGGTCCAGGGCTGAACATCTGAATAGCCAGTCTCCCAGTACCAAGAGTCTGCAAGTATACTGCCAAACTCTGCCCAATAAAGACCCCCATCAAACTGCATGGGTAACGTATCTTCTGAATTGATCATATGGTTAAACGACACAGTGTCGGTCGCGTTTCCACGGGCAGGAGTGCCGTCAGAGGCGTAAAGATTGTTTTGACACTGAATAGATAGCCCATCGCCATCAACAAGCCCCCTGTATACAAGATACTCATCTTTAGGCAGCGGTGGGGTCGTTAATGTCCATGCTCGTTTTGTCTTACAAAAAGATGGGTTTGCTCCTCCGGTCGGGCCTCTGTCGTATCGACCGTAGATGTCAATATCTCTTTTAGCAGACGCATCAGCTATTGGTATATCGATGCCATTTATGGTGCAAAAAGACATCTAGACTACCCGCCGAACTGTGGGTTGATGCTTCCAACCCTGTTTGCATTGTTTTGCATTCTGGTCATAAAGTCTTCAGGGCTATCAGCAATAACGGTAACAGCTCCATATATGTTTACGTTGTTTTGGTTAAGCGGCGCACCAGTATAAGGGTTTGTCATGCCTTCGCGATTCATTGCTTCGTAACGGTACTTTTCAATCTTGAAGCCCTTCGGAGCGTTGAGAACCTTCGAGGCTTCCTTGTTTGCTTTTGATCTCTGCTCGTTTGACTCAGCCATGAGGTCTGCCGACTCTTGAAGCTCTCGACCAAATGGGCCAAGCTCTCTGTCAAGGCCCTGCAAAAAATCACCTGCTAGATCCATAAGGTCTTGACCCATGTTAGCCAAGCCTTCGTTCTTGGTGACCTGACCAACCCATCTTACGAACTCTCCGATTGCGACAGTGGCATGCCCAAAAGCATCGGCCAAGATAATAAAGCCCTCGGAAAAACCATTTAAGAGTGTTGCGAAGATCTCGAGAACTGGAACAACTGTTAGCAACTGTATCGCCATTGAGGCAATCGCCGAAACTGCGCCCAGAACCATTGTCACCAGGCCAAAGACCGCGCTGATTAGGCCATGAACAAAATTGGCGGCGGCCTCGACGACTGGGCTAAGCATTAACAGCGCACCTGTAACAAGTGCGAACGCAGGCCCGAGAGTGGCAAAAATCATAAAAATAACATTGAAGACCATGTTTAAAACATTGGCAACCATATCTATTAATGGCGCGAAAGCGTTTGAAAGCATTGCTAAAAGACCGCCGAGGTTTGATGCTAAATGAAAAACAACATCCGCAAGAGGTTTAAATGCGTCTGCGCCTTGCTTTAGTTGATCGTTGAACTCAAACGCTAAAAGTTCACCCATGTTTACGTTGACTGCGTTGCCGTCAAGGTCTACGACGTTCGTCTTTACCTCTATTTTTCCAACCATCATATCGGAAAAAGCGCCAAGGGCTTCGCCGATTTTTCCACCTGTTTCAGGGTCGGCACCAAAAGCGGCGGCAATCCCCATTCCCGCACCCTTGCCTGTCATAGCTAAGACGTTGCTAAAGCTACCCCTGGTCATCTCGCCGACGCCAGAGACAAGATCGTCGGCGAACTGTGCAGCCGCCACCATGACATCGTTAATAGCAAACGGCATGGATCTGAGTGCCTGTGCTGCCTGATCTGTTGATAGACCAAGGTCTTCTAGTCCTTTCTTGAATGCCTTTACTCTCGCCAGCATGGCCTCATCAGCCGGATCCTTACCCTTAATTTTTTGCTCAAAAATCTGTGCGCCCGTCATAGGCGCTACCTGATCTCCTCCGAGACGAAGCGGCCTGGCTTTCGTTTCAACACCTGTTTTTCTTAATCCTTCTTCGGCAACTTTTCTCAGTCTCTTTGCGGCCTCTATTTGTTTTTCATACTCAGCCGTTCTCTCTTTTAAGTTTTTTATCGCCTGTTGATCTTCTGTTTGCTGAACAAATTTAGCGGCAGTCTTGGATGATTTTGCCAACCTCTTAAGCTTTTTCTCAACCTGCTCAAGCTGTTTCATGTATTTAACGGCCTGCTGACTGTCTGCCTCGAAGGGAGACTTGCCAAAGGCTCGCATCATCTTATCAAGCCTTTTAAAGTCCTCAATGAGATTCGCAGCGGCGCTATCTCTTTTTCTTGCTCTTTCTTTTGCTGCAAGCTCTTTTTGTTTTTCTCGAAGCTCAATGAGTGCCTGCTCTTCTTTTACGGTGTCCCTGGCCAAGGATGCTCTTTTGGCGTCAATATTCTCAAGCTCAGACGTATCCCCCACCAGGGACTCTATGGCGCTCAACTGCTTTCTTAGCTCTTCAACAACGCGCTTTTGACGGCTCAGTCTGCCGCCTAGCTCGGAAGCGTTAGCGCGGCCTCTCTCATTGTATTGACGTTGAAACATCGCGAGCCTGGATTCTTGAGCCGAAAGCTTTGTTAATATACTGTTTCTTTTCTCAAGCTCCTCGTTTACTTCTTTGTTGTCATGCAAAACACCTTCCATTCCAGAAAGACTTGCCATGCGGTCGTCAAGAAGCCCCACCTCATGCCTCATTTCCTCTATGAAATTTTCTGCCTGAGCTATGTCTTGAGCAAAAGGGCCTACATCAATATCATTTATCTTGTTAAGCGTTTTTACAAGCAACTGACTTGGCCTCACGGCCTTGTCCAGCTTTATTTCTTCTGCTTTATTGGCCCTGGCTATGTACCCATCAAAAGCTGTTGTTACCTGCGCTAGTTCCGCCTCTAAAACGGTCAGGTCATGAGCGGCTCTAATGAATGATTTCGATGCCGAATCTGTCGCGTCGCCCATCTCTTTTGTTTTCTTTTTTGCACTATCTGTATTAAACAAAAAGAAGCCCAAAGCAGCAGAAACAAGGGTTAGTGCGGCCATGATGGGTGGAAATTTTGATGCAAGAAATGAAAAAGCTTTGGCGGCCTTACCCGTTGCCTTTTCCGCCATTGCCCCAAAAGAGCTGGCGGCGAAAGACGCAATCATGAAAGCATCCATTACGTCGCCAAGTAAAAATGTTCTAAGTTGTCTTCCGCCCATCATACCTTTTTGAAAAGATTCCGTAAGGTTTGTCATGGACATAACAAGAGAACGCGACGCTCCTGCTGCGCCAGTTCCCATCACGGCAAACATTGCCCCTAATGATGTTTTTGCACCGCTTGCCGCCTGATTTGCTCGCGCCATTTGGCTCGACAATTGATCAAACCTAACAATCTCATTTTTAGTGCCCTGCGACTTAGACATTGCCCCATACAAGGCGTTCATTCCCTCTCGCGTTTCGAGGGCAGAAGATTTTAAAGAGACTATTTCTTTATTTAATTTTACATGGGCCGCTTTGGCCTGATCTACGGTTACAACGCCGTGTCTTAAGGCCTCGTTGTAAGTGGTAAACTCTTTGCTTATCTTATTAAGAGTCTTAACCTCATCTCTTAGTGCCTGATTTGCTGACTTTGTTGACTTTGTTAACTTGTCAACTGTTTGAGATGCCGATTTTGCTGCGCCGACACCCATGCTCTTAAGGGACTTTTGGGCCATACCAATAGACGCCTTAAAGTCGCTTACATCCAGCGTCAACGACGCGGTTATTTGTCCTGCACCCTCAGCCATTAACGCCTCCTAAAGGAACGAGGAGAGCGTGTATTGTTTCTAGCTTTTGCTTTATCCATGGCCTTCTTTTCCGCCTCGTTCTTTATTTTGAAGTATTCGTGCCACTCCAAAAATTCTGAAACGGACAGACGCTCGGCCAAATCGTTGACGGTGTAACCTAGTGTCTCTGCTAAGAAGAACAGAAACTGGCGTTCGCCGTCTTTCTTTAGTTTTTTGCGTCTTGCTCCGCTTCGGTATTCATCAACCGAACGGCCTCTGCCGCAAGCTCATCAACCCATCCACCGGACGGCATGTTCATAAGCGTGGCTTCATCAGCCTTCTCAAAAATGTGTTCTTCCGTATTCGGCACGTAGCAGCAGTGCATAATGGCAGCAATCTGGAGCTTAGAGAAGTCCTTGATTTCGCCTGTGGTGCCACCACCTGCTGCAGTCAAAATCTTGCTGCGCTGGCCTACGGTGGGCTGCCGAACTTCTACGTCCTGCCCATTAATAGGCATGATTGTGGATGCTCTGTCGGCACCAGTCCCTAAAGTTGCTGTACGGATTAAATTACGGATGTTTTCTGACATATTGTCCCCTTATCAGCTTCCGATGTCTCCAAATGAGTATGCGGAGCCAGTAGATGTTCCAGTTTCTGTCGCACTCTGAGGTGCGCCTTGGAATGATATACTGGTTTCTACAAGGCCGTCAACCGAGCCTGTGTTTTCATAGCTCTCAATAACAATAAAAGCCCTGAAAACCTGATTTGAGGTGGGATCAAACTTAATCTCAAGTACCTTCGGCGTACCGTCCGATAGCAAGTCAAAAAGCTTGATTTCGCCTGGGAGAGGATCGGTTGATGCTGGGAGAGTCGTATCATAGTCCTGATTAGGGGTTTCAAGCAACGTCAACGAGCCGCTAAGATCAACCAGTCCGTTTTTATAATTCCTAAAAACTTCACCATCAATAGTTGAGCAATCCAGGATGTCGGAGGACACGCTGATGGAGAAATCCGTAACCGTCCCGACTTCATACTTGGGGAGGTAGTTGATGTCCTGAATATTCAAGGCAGGTTCACCAGCTCCAGGCGTGTTTACGATCCCAAAAAGATGGTCGATGGTGGCGGGAGTGACGGTGGATGTGCCGTTTTCAAACACCTGAGCAGTTGACGGATCTAAGATCTGCCGATTTCCCGATTTCGGTATCTGCCAGGAGGTTCCACCGCCTAAATCGTTCAAAGCCCCAGATGTTGCATTGGAAGATGTGCCCGTCATATAAAGACGGCATAAATGTGCAGCAATGGCGGTCATATTGACCTCCTATGTGTCGAGAAATGTTGGTGCGCCCGTAAGCTGTACTGAAACCGAAGCCTCCACAAGTCCGTCAACCGAACCGGAAATCTCTACAGACTCGATAATGCCTTCGGCTCTGAATCCTGCGTTGTTTCCAGCGCCTGCGTCTGCGCCGCTTAGGCCCATAAAGAAATGCTTTGTTGTTGCGTTGGCAAGGGCGTCAAAAAGATCTGCAACAGTTCCGTTTGTGCTGCCAGTCTCAAAGTTGGCACTGAAAGACATGGATGCGTCTTTAAGTCCTGAAAGCTTAGTGCGGAAAGAACCGTCAGAGAAAGCCGTGGTGTCGAGAATGTCGGCACTGTTGCTCAGGGTGAGGTCTTTTGCGCCAGTAATCTCGGCTCCGTCAGGAGTAGTGGTCGCGCTGCTGTAGGTGGTAAAAGCGGAATTGTCGATCCGTAAAATAATCTCATGTGCTGCTAAAGCCATATTAGTGTCCTCCAAATAGACATTGTTTCAGGCTGTAAATTAACAGATCAAAGAGCAAAATAACAAATAGATCTGCTAAAAACACCCATATTTATAGATCCCAAAAGGGAGAAAAGGGCGCGGAGTCGAACCGCGCTACAGGAAAGGGGAGGAAACCTGTATATCCCAACCTCTTCATAAGGGCAAGGCCCCTTCCGAAGAAGGGACGCTTGCGAGAATAAACGATAAGAATCGATTATGAGTTGTTTTCTAATTGGACCTTTTCTTTTTTAAGCTCATCCATTATTTTTTCAAACTCCGCAATGAATTCATCCGCTGTGGCAGGATTAGCGCCAGCTCCAATCAATTCATTGACACTAAGAAGAAGGTCTGCTTTTCCTTGCTCCATCACTGCTATCATCTGTTCAAATTCTTCTATGGTCGGATTGCTTGGGTCCGAAGGTATTGTGCCCATCACTTCTAGTGACTCCTTAAGAAGGTCGTTTGCTAGATCCACAAGTTCTTCGGTGGCCTCTTCATTATAAGAAGCCCCAGCAAGACCCGCGCCAAGAGGGAAGAAGTCAGCCCCACTGATGATGAGTGTTTTCTGGGTTCCTTCTTCTTGCTCGTTCGGATCAATTGAGGACACTGTTGGAGCCGGAGGGAGAACGTCTAGGATGCCCGATATTGAAAACTGACTAGATCTGGTGGTAAGCGTAACATCTTTCAGTCCTTCCGCAACAGCTTCATTGTCCATGACTGCGGAGAAAACAGCCCTGTTTTTGTCCTGAGCAACACATTTTACTTCAGAAAAGGCTGCGCTATTAATGCTAACCTTAATTTGTCCGTTGCCAGCGCCATCTGGAAGCACGCCAAGATCACCTACGTATCCAGCATTGTCAAAATCGGCTAATGCGCTCGGATCATCCGCAACTGTATTGTAAATATTTGCTCCGAAGATGGAAAAAGACACTGGGGTTGTTCCAGTTTCACCAGATTTACGAACAGAAGCATGGTTGAAGGTGTTGTGGTTTTCTACCAGGGCAAGGTCGCCAGGAAGAACAACAAGCTGATTCTTGCTCTTATTTGGGCTGCTGTCCGAAGACCCAGAAGCGGTTTCAATTTTAAAGAAGTAAGCTAACTGCCCAGCAGCATCTGTCTCACTTGCGCCATCAGCTCTGATATTAAAAGTAAGTGTGTCATCTGCATTCGCCAGATTATCGATTAATACTTCGTTGGTTATCTCAAACTCACTCGTCGCATCAGTGATATTTCCAGACTCATCCTTCATTACCTTTAGAGAGTATCCTGCACGGATATTCTTTCCAGTGATAACGCACTCACGCGCAGCATCATCAATCTCGATAACCCTATCATCCTGGCCGACAAGTCCTGGTCGCAAAGATATTGAAAAAGACGAAATGGTTGGGTCTGCTGGTACGACTTCAAGACCAGCTTCTCCTGGTATAAAATCAGCAGTGTGAGTCCCTGTTGCTGAGAGAGTTTGAAATTGAACCCTTAATCCCGTTGCCTCGGGAGCATCTTCAGCCACTGTCGCCGTGAATGTGGCTGTGTGACCAAGACCGCTTCCCGCTGGAGCGTTTTCTGCTTGGTTTGAAACCGCAATATGGGTATAGGGCTGATCTGATTCATCAAGAAAAACAATTCGACCTGGCTGGGAGATTCCTTCGAGTCTTGAGCCTGTCAATTGAAGATCAAAGCTTTCTCCGGCCTCCATCTGAACGGTGTCGGTGAGTGAATCAATTGTGTCATCGCCCGACAGGGAATGCATACGGGTTACTTCGGGCGCACTATAGAAAATCTCTAAATGATCAATTAAGTTTTCATTGTTTTCACTTGCAGATCCTGAGTAAGTTGTTACATCCACGGACCTGTTTCCGCGACCAGCCAAAGCATCTACGGTTAAAGTAATCGAGGCGTTTGTTCGACTGACAACGGTAACGCTGTCGGTATTAATTCCCGCGCCAAGATCAACACGCATATCTTGAGTGTTGTCCCACTTGTCATACATCTTATCACCCTGAAGAGCGATAGTTAAGGTTTGGCCCTGCGTCAAATTGGGGGCATTTGATCCACTAAGACTTGGTTCCGCATAATAAACTCGAAAAGCTTGAGGCAAAGTTGTGCTAGAAGTTAAGATGTTTCCATCTGCATCTGTAAGCTCGCTGCCATCCGGTGCTGCAAGGGTCGTAATGGTTACGTCGCGAAGCTCGCTGCCGTCACCAGACAAAACTGCGTCTTCCGCCGTTGTTGCAACAATGGTAACTTGTCCGTTATCGTTAACAGTGACAGTATCAACGGTAACACCATCTCCAGATATTGCCGCTTGTAATGGGCTGTAATTTCTGTTTCCAGACATAATTATTTCTATCCTTTCGCCCTCCTTCAACAGAGAAGGGCTTATAAAATTAATGATCGGCGGCCCAAAGTCGTCAATAACATCATCAACAGACTCTTGACGCGCCTTAAAAACAAAATCGTCGGTAGTAAGTATTTTACCGCCGACGACGAGGATGGTGTTATTCGTTGCCTGAGTCATCAATCATCCCACTCTGCCTCCGCATAATACCTTCGCCACATGTTTTCCGCGACACATTCATATATATAAACTCCGTCGTAATATCTCTGACCCCTAATCCCTTGCGAGTTTGGGGAGGGCTTTTGTTCAACATAGGTTTCAGTAGGAGAAAGGCTTTGTACGTTGCCTGAATCATCAAATACGGGAATATCACCACTCTGTACATCTACAGGCTTGGCCATGGATTTTCCAATTAAGTAAGACATTTTTCACCTAGAAAATAAAGAAGTTCTCACCATTAGAATAGATAGAAGCAGATCCGTCATCATTGCTTACAACAAGTTCTGACTCTCCATCTATCGTTTCACCAGCAGCAGGCAAAATAGTGATGTTGTTCGTCGCTGCGTTACCATCCTCATCTTTTATTATATACAGTTTTCCGTCGCCAGCCAAATTCGCGGCCTGCAACTGAAGGGTGATGTCACCAGTGGATGTTTTACAGCTAAGAATTTTATCAGCAACCTTAACCGTATATGGAGACATTGCGTTTGTAACGTCTACGGTTTCAAGGGCAGGCGGCAAGATCGGCGATCCGCCACCACCACCGCCAGATGTTCCATCGCTTGAGTAAATCATCATGACATCGAGGTTAAAGACGGGATGCTCAGTGGGATCAAGTCCGATGTATAAAGGCTCAGATGCATCAGATAAAACCGATGCGTAACCAGAGATTCGCGCTCTCTCTACGGCGTCATAAACCATCCTTGCAAAAGTTGCAGTCGCCGTATAGGTGCCGATGTTGCCGCGTATGTAAACGCTGACACGGGCCTCTCTAACGTCGGTGCGGTCTGCGCCAAAAAGAGGGATCGGTGGTGGGCCACCCTGAGTGAAGCAGAAGATGCTTCGATGCGGAATGTACCTTGACGGAGCGCGAACTGGGCCGCGAAAAACATCCGTGCCAACAGTGCCGACAAGCTCTGCTTCAAGGTGGTTTGCTAAATCTAAATCAGGGGTTGGCATTTTTAGACCTCTCTACCGTCTTGACGGGCCTTTTTTACAACCAAAATCTCAGAGCGATTATTGCTTTGAGAGTCATACGGAGGGTTTTCTTGACGGTGAAAAAACACTTGCGATGGCTTGCGAAGAAAAGTTTTTATTGCGCTAACCAGCCCTTTTTTAAATATTTCATTGCTTACAGAGTTGGCCAAATATTTCCGGTTTCTCTCCTGTGTGGCCGCATAAAAAACATAATCATCTTCAAAGCCAGCAATGGGTCCACCGTAACCTATTTCAACTGTGGCTCGGATTCCTGTTGATTTTGTTGCGAGGTAACCAGTTGACTTTAACAGCCTTGTGTCAACAGGAACTATCTGTTGGGACTTGCGCCAAACCTCTATTGCCCCAAAGTGCGTTATTTCCTCTGATGACTTCTCAAGATTCTCTGCGATCTTGTTTGTTTTGGCGACAAAATCACTGATGTCAAACTTAATCATTTAGACCTCGATTTCGTAATGGTCTAAATCACCGTTTTCATCAACCAGTTCTAATATGAATTTGGGCCTGCGAGCAAGAGTTCGGTCCAAGGGGCTGTCGCCAGGAAGCCAAAGTCGAAAGTCCATCTGGATTTCAGTCTCGGTGTAAATTCGGTGTGTTGTGTCAAGACGTGTTCCGCGACCAAGCTCACGAGTTCGATCAACAGGCTCAACGCGAGCAATCATTGTTCTAGTTGAACCGTAAGACAGATCGCCATCTACGCCTACGCCTGTTGGCGCTGCATAGCTCATTTTTTGCTTGAATTGCGATGCGAGCTGCGGGTCCAACATATTAACAGTCCTCGTCAGTCACAGGAGAGTCGTAATCATCCATACCTATACTGAAAGCAGGTTGAACAGCGTCGGTATCTGCATCAAGATCGTTTTTACCAGAGATTGTCATTCCACCGAAGAAAACTTCGGCACCATTCACGCTGTCTCGCCTTAGTTCTTTTGCTTTTTTCGCATACGCCTCTGATCTCTGAGACGCCTTAACTGATAAGCGACCGTTGGTTGTATCTGCCTGACGCGCATACTTCGACGAGATCGCATCACACGCTGCCGCCGCTGCCGGATAAGGGGAATCGGCGTATAGAGACAGGAAGTAATCCACCTCGCTGTCCTGCAAAAGCGCATCAGTGCTGATAGTGTCTCCCGTAAGAAGTCTAACGGCATCGCGTTTAGAGTTTTCAGGGTCCGACGTATATGTGAATGCCATTTTTAATCCATATCAGGCTTTGGTAGAGTAGCAGCCTCAAGGGTTGTCTCAACAGGCTTCTCTTTGCTTTTTGACGCCAAAATCGAACCAATCTTTTTCTTTGTCTTTGCTTTTTTCTTGCCCTTTTTGCTGGAAAGGTTTTTAGACATAGCGTCAACTATGCTCACATTCTCAACAGGTTTTTTGGCAACAGCGTCTACCGCCATAAGCTCAATCCAGCCCTTTTTAATAAAGGCATCAACATTGATGATTTCAGAAGCGTTTTCTGGCAACACGTCGCCAATGTAAAATATCTGACCACCGACTTTTAAAACTCTTAAAGCTTTATACATTATCTTCTCCATTAGAAGACGGCCCCCACGAACGAGGGCCGTGTTTTTATTAGCTTACAGCATCTTCAAAGAAAGCGCCACATTCGCTAGATACTAACTTGGCATCAAAAGACATTTCGCCTTCAATACGGTCAGCAGCGAGGTGTTCCATGCGGTAACGCTTGATTCGATTACCTTCAGGACCTGCGCCCATCAATCCGTTCCAAGAGAACATGTATCCACCGGAAGGGGTCAACAAGCTTGGGTTTGGAGCGGAGTAGGTCAACAACGCGCTCTTGCCTAAGATGAATTCTGTCGAAACAGCAGCACCTTCAGCAGCGGTATTGTTGGTAGCAGAAGCAACGATAACTCGATCCAGATCCAAGAGTGAGGCCAAGATGTCAGTCGTGACGATGCCACGCTGGGTGTACTTGATGCGCTCAATAACTTGTTCGTTGTTACGAAGACCACGGTAAACAGGAGCAGACAGCACCAAAGTATTTGGACGCTTGCCAGTCTTTTCCATGATAGCTTCTGATTGTTCCATGATGTTATCAATAGGAGTGCCATCGGTTTCATCCCAACGCTTGAACTGACCAGCAGCAGGAACGCCAGCAACACCGTCAAGATCAATATCCCAGATACCAGTCTTGAAGAATCCGTCAGCCCATACTCGGTCACGCTTCATCATCAACTGTTGAGTTACGTAACGAGCGGCATCGGCTTCAACATTGACAGCAGCGTCAGCGTTTGCACGAACTTGATCGTCAATGTTCTTGTGGATTGCGTAAACGTCGCAGAAGTATGAAGCGGAGTTGTCCAAACGGAAACCACCACCAGCAGACTCTGTGCCAGGTGCGCGAAGAGCAGCTTCAGAACGAAGCAGGTCACCACGGTTATATACGAAATACCGATCACCCTGTCTTTGAACAGGAACGATTGGAAACACTTTGTCAGCCACAAAACCAGCGGCCTCTTGCATGTACGCGATACTGATATTCGACAGCGCCGCGTTTACATGTACATCACTTGCAGTAGGTAAAGGCATGTTATGTACTCCTTAAATTATGAGGCACGGTGAGGTGCTTCAGTGTTGATCAAAGCGGTGAGAATTTCACCAGAGGCAGCGCCAGTTAAGGCAGTACCGACGACATATTCATCAGTGTCAGTGCCTGGGGTCTTGGAGTCAGCAGTGCCTGATGCATCTGTGCCAACAAGTTCGCCAGAGTTAATGGTTGCGCCTGCGAGCAATTTTGTTGCTCCGCTAACACAAACAGTTGCAGCCTCGCCAGAACCAGGCTTGTTTTGTAAAACGCCAACTGGGGCGTCGGTTGCGGCTGCACAGAGAACTGCTTTGCCAGCACTTAATTTTACCAGTTTGTATTGATCGCTGGAGAGGTCTGCGCCTGCTTCAAGCGTAATACAAGTCAAACTTTGTTGAGTTGCCATTATTAGCTCCTTTTATTGGATTCAAATTCGTTATTATAAGCTTGAAAAAGTTCGGTATTGCTCTCCAACACCTTGGCGCGAGCCTGATATACGGAAAGATCAGGATTGTCTTTACGTAACTCGGCAGCACGAGCCTCTACCTTGTCCCATGCAGTACCAGTTTCTTCTTTGGCCGCTTGACCAGCTTCTTCTAATACTTCAGAGGTTTCCATAGCTTTGTTTACAGATTCTAAGATAGATTCAATTTTTGCCGTTGCTTCTGGCGCTACAGCAGTTAACTCTTGGAGCAATTCACCAAGGTCAACAGCAGTGGTTCCAGGAACGCTGCCAAAATCTGACTCAGCTTTAGTGATAAATTGCTTTCGCAACTTTTCAGCTTTCATCACATTGATTTCTTTCTCTAGTTCCTCAGCCTTTTGAATGGCTTCAGATTGGCTCTTAAAAAGACTTTCCACCTGATCACGAACGTCCTCTGGTACTTCGTTAATATCCAACTCGGTATCAGTAGTTCCCTCGTTATCATCGGAGGTCGTCTCTTCTTCTTCAATGCCTAATAACTCCTTTACGACATTCACACCTTCACCGGAAAGCATTTCCTGGTGTGGTTTTAAAAGTCGCATTGCAGCCGCGATGGCCTGGATGGCGTCATCAGACATTTCATTTTTCTTTAGAGTTTCTAAATACTGCTCTTCGTTTTCAAAGGGCGTATCCAGAAGACTAAGAATTTTATCTTCCATGTCTTTATCTCCTGTAGAGGTTTCATTTTTAAGAACTAAAAACGTGCGGCGATTAGCAGGTCTATCGACAATGCTCACCTCGTGCGTTTCAAGTTCCTTCAATCGCTTAATTTTCATGACGGACTCCTATCATTGCTTGCAGAATTACAAGCAGCAAGTGAATAATATCCAGGCTTACTGTGATAAATGCCCGACATCTTCAATGGGTTCTTTTACTGCGTAGCCACCAATAGAGTACCCTGTGTAAGAGCCTTTTTTGATGCCTGTCCACATTCGGTCATCGTGTACTTTCGTAACCATAACCCAGGAACCCTTTTTGATTTGCTGACCACCTATATCCAGATCGGCGGGTGCAATATAACTTTCTACTATGTCTGCTTTGGCTGGCTTATTGTGCTGATCGCCAATCATTCGAGACTTTATGAGGTAATTATGCGCTGCGTTTTCTATTTCGTCAACAGAAACAACATCATTATGTGCATCAATAACCTCTGGCTCCAAAACAACACCATAAACAAGTCGTCTATCGGTGTCGCTTTTGGTGATTTTAACCTGACGGTCAAATTTCTTTTCATACGCTTTCTTTAGCTCTTCGACCTTGCGTGGAAGGCTGTATTTTGACTTTGAAAACGGATGCGGCATAACAAAATCAACCACATCTAAATAGTGAGCGGCAACATCCTTGCCAAGGGCGACAACAATCGCATTTTTATCCGCCTTGGCCAGCGCGAGGTCAACAAGTGGCCGCCACTCATCAACAGTTTCTTTGTCCGGCGCAGATCTCTTGCCTATCTCATCCGTTACCTCAAAAGGAACAATGTTGACAAAGCTCACCTGGTCTAAGTGGGTTGCGATGGGATCAATTATCTGCTCCCCCAGGTTCTTTTTAATGCTACCGCAAAGACATTCTCCGGCATCAATTTCATCAAGAGTTGGCATCAAAGAAAGAAAAACAAGGCTTGCGTTCTTCTCGGTCTTGTTGTCAACCAGGGTTTTAAAAAACTCTTTGGTAGTAACGCCATCCGCAATCGTCTCTGCGATACCATCAAGCTCTCTGTCTTCATCAGTCAGAGTAATGATTTTTGCTGACTCGGTTGGGTCCTGGTCTTCAGATGTAACATGGTCTGCCACCCTGAAATCATCATCAAGCCATCCCGTTTCCACGGTTTTGCCGTGTGCATCCACGAGGGTGTACTTATGCTTTCCAGAAAGCATGGAATGACTTTTCTTGCCCTCAACCTTTAAAACAGTTGATGGCCTCTTATCAAGACGACATATTTCTTCGTCTTCCTTGCTGTAAATCCACGAACAATCTTCAGACTTTTTCAGGAGCATCGCAAGCTCAGGCCAAGTACCGACCTCAACTTTCTCATACAAGTCATTAGCAACCATGAGGGGGTACATTCCGTCGCATAATTCTTTAAGCTTAAAAATATTATTCATCTTCCTTGTTGTCCTTGATTCCATTCTTAATATTTTATTGGCCCACGAGCGTCCGGCGTCGCCACCCCATCCGTGCCACGCTTGCCAGCCCTTGCCTTTTTCACTCCATGTAGAACCTTTTTTATCTACCTCGTGACGATCAAAATAAGCCTTCATTCTCTTAACGGTATCAAGAGAAAGGCTTTTTCGGTTCGATAAATCCCTGGCCCTTGCTAGGCCAACGAGGGTCATACCTCGCTGAGATGGCGGCTTTTTTGCACGAACCTCTAACGCGCGTCGAGCTGCGTCAGCAACGGACTGCGGTGGGCGAAACGATTTAGACTTCTCTAAGCCCTCAGACTTTTTAAGGGCCGGATGGCCGCTAGGCAAAAGATCGTTGTCGGTAATGTATTTAGAATTTTTTGGCCTGCCCTTAGACAGCAAATAAAGAAAAGCGTTAACCCTAGCAAAAGCCCACTGTGATCTGGTCATACCAGGTCGATGGGATGTGGAGAAAGCGCCTGCTCCGCGACGATAAACCGCCTTTAGTTTGCCCATGGTCGCTTTTTGCCATGACTTTGTGTTCTTATCGTTGTGAGCATCAATCTTGTTGCGGAGGGTTTTCTCGGTAGAATCGGTAACAATTATTCCGCCTCTGGAGCCGGATGCCGAACCTGGCTTGTTTCTACTGGAACCGGAACGCCTATCGCTTGGAGGAGCTGGGGTGGAAGATGCATCGCCTTTGGCCTTTTCAATTTCTTTAGCGAGCGAGTTAAGGTATCCATTCACTTTTCCGTAGGCCCACTTTTCTCTGCTCTGGGCTCGGTTTTCCTTGTATGACTTAAGACCGTCCGAGTAGACTCTTTTAAGGGCACCAAGAGTTGCTCTAGTCTTTTTATCATCTCCGTACCTGCTGTTGTGGGATCGCATTTTTCTACGCAAAGCATTCTCAACAGGCAGCGATACTTTATAACTCTTTGTATTACGTCCATCTTTTTTCATCCTGTCATACTCAGCGTGTGAACCGCAAGGCATGTATGTCCCATCGGGCATTTTATGAATCTTGTCGCAACCCATAGAGCGAGCCACGGCGTAGGCTTGCTCAGTCGTCTTGTAGGGCATCTTCTTCCTCCTCAACAACTTCCTCTTCCTCAATATCTTCCACAAGCTTAGTCTCTGGTCCCGCCTCGGGCAGACCCGCCATCTCGCGTACCTTGGCCTCCACTGCAACATCTGGTGTTAACAGGTTCGCACCCGCCACTCGCTGGATAAATGTTCCAACCTCATCCAATGGGGCTTTCTCTATGTCGCCATGCTTAAATCGCGGCCATGACTCTCTGGGAAACACTGGATTGAGCTTCATCAGTCGAGCAACGGCAAAACGATTCATCACTGCCTCAATGGAGTCTAGGATGCCGCCCAATGCTGATGCAAAAAGGTCGGTCTTGGATGACGCCAGAGCGAACGACCCGTGAGAATCAGTACCGAGCAAAATGAACTCAGCAAGTACTGACATCGCGATGCGAGACTCGTATCTCTTGATGGTTTCGTTGGTATCGATTTGACGCCGCCCTCCGGTCGATAGAAGCGATAACTTGAACCCTGTGGGCCTGTTGTCGGAGTCAACCTCGGAAGGCATTAGAACGCCTTCTCGTTCGTCTCTGCGGATTTGCTGAATCAGCGTCTCAAGGTTGTTGCGGAGGGTTTTCTGCTCCGCCTTTGCGTTTGGCATCATGATTTCAGGTGGAACCTGCAATACGGGCAACCCAGCCAGTTCACGCTCAATACCGATGGCTTCAAGTTCCTGGATGCGCTTTAAGAAAAAATAAGACCGATAAGCGTTGCGAAGCAGCGAGCGGCCTTCAGGATTGTTCTTGTTTACTTCCGTGCGGAAAAGCAGCGCCTTTTCGATGGGGATAAACACGGTCTGGTAGTTTGGAGATGCGTTTTGATAAAAGCCGCGTATGCCGCCATCCTCATCTAGCGCCCATTCTGTGATGGAGTCTTGCGAGCGTGTTGCTATCTTGCGCCACCCTATGAGGCCATCAGTGTAGTTTGATCGGTATTTTGGGCTGCGTGAGTCAGGTCCACGTCTAATCTTGTAGACAATCTCAAAAGCGGAGAAACCAAAAACAAGCATGCTAAGTATTTCCGATATAAGATCTTCCCATGTTAGGGACATGTCATCGAAAGCACACTCGCGCAAAAACTCTGCCGCACGTTCAGCCTGTGGGTGGCCAGAATGGTTTTCCTCGACTGCCCATGGCACCTGTCTTACCAAGGCTTTGATAGCATAAAGAATGGAGCCAACGATTGCGTCATTATCTCGCATCTCTTTATAGACACGAATCGCCCTGTCGCCGGAAAGCTTAGTCAGCCATTCCTCGTTGATGTTGCCGCCTGTGTAATTTAAACCTGTATGACCGATAATATCTAAGTTGGGGTAGCGAGCCATCTACAGTCTCCAGGGGTTATCGCGAGTACCGAATCCCCAATTAAATTTTGCCAAATCCAAAGGTGCTTTTCGCTTCAGCATTAACTCTGTTAACGCATGAACCATAGCATCCAGTCGATCTGGAGATTTTCGTTGTCCTGGCTGATAAGTCACCATTTGGTCTTCAAGGTCCTCAAAGATTCCGATATGGTGAACCCGACCCTGCTCATACAAAGCAGAAATGGGTTCAGCGCGAGACGCTTTTGATTTAGTAGCCCAAACAGCTTTAACTGGCACATTGGGGTTTGCGGTTTTTATAACCGAAGTCACCATTTCACCACCCTGGTTGGATTCCGCCACTATACGATCAGCACCATACTCAAAAAAAGCGTTAATTGCAATTCTCGCCCAGTTTTGAGGGCTTTCTCTACAAGATAGATCTGCTATAACATACGCCTTGTTATCTTCGCCAATGCCGCAGACTGAAATGCCTGTCTCATCCTTATCTGATTTAATGGCTGGGTCAACACCAATCACCACGCGCTTGAACTCGGGCGACTTGCTAACGCGACACCTCTCGATGGTAGAAAATCGCCACAAGGAGCCAGGAAGGTCCTCCAAAAGTTCGCCGTAAATCTCTTGACGGCCCAGGGACGTACCCTCATACCTTCCAACCACCTCTTGAAAGAAGTTGTTAGACAAGTTGCTTTTGTTCTCATAGGTCGATCCAGTGGTTACATGGACCCCTTGTGACTTTAATAACTGTCGCATCAACATGTTAGGCTTAGGTGTTGTGGTGATACACATTCTTGGCTTACGCCCCAAACGCAGACCTAGCTTTAAGTGATCAAAGGTTTCATCGTACTGCCATGCTGCAAGTTCGTCACACCAAGCAAGATCATGCTGGGGACCACGAAGCATATCAGGCTCCTGGGAAGAATAAGTAGTAGCAATCGCACCGTTTGGCCATACGAGCCTGCGTTTTGTAATAATATACTCAGGCCTGTTCCATTTTGGGCAACAAGCTAAAATGCCAGATTCGCCCTCAATCATAACATCACGAACATCAGCTGCGGTACGGCCAACCAGTGCAACTCTTTTAGCGCGACCGCTTTCCACCATCATGCGAACAAACTCAGCGCCGCTTCGGGTCTTGCCGAAACCACGGCCAGCGCAAATCAGCCAAACAAACCAGTCTCCCTTTGGAGGAAGCTGCTTGGGGCGTGCCCACATTTCCCACATATGATCCATTTCGGCCAACTGCTCAACGCTCAGGGACGCGAGTATTTCCTGTTTGGTTTTTTCTGGTAGCGCCTGGATTTTCTCCATGGTCGAAGGCATTTCTTTTTTAGGTTTTTTTACTCTTGTTGCCATGGCTAAATATAAAACATTTAATAACGTAATCAAAGCATTATATGATAAAACAAGAAAACAGGAGGCCGCAAGGGTGGAATGGCGATATTCACTGGTTAAAATAGACGAAGACCTTAACGGCGAACCCATGTGCCTGCTTCTAGAGCTTTGCGCTTTTGAGGACGAATTTGGACTTGGGTTTTTTAGGGAAGTGCAGATAACTTCGTTCTATGAGCTTCAAAAAGCATTCTTCGATGTAACCGTTGAGGGGATTAATCACACATTTTACGAAGAAGGCGAATTTCACAGAGATGAGTTTGGCGTTTTAAGGTGGGAGTGCTTTTAGTCCTCAAGCTCGGGCGCAGGGAGTTCGGCCACCACCTCTTCTTCTTCCTGTGGCACCATATCCAAAATCTTAGACATCAAACGCTCTTTTGCCTCTTTCATATGCTCAAGCTTCATGTCTGCCTTAATATCAAGTCGATCAGGCGCATCCAGACCAACCAACTTAGATCTGCGCTCCATGATCTTTAATACGCGATCAATAGCGGTAAGTTTGCCATCCATACAGTCTGCCCAGATAGCGGTCTGAAGCTCATCTAGGCGCGTTAGCTCTAAAGACCTAATCTGCTCTGCTTGACCCTTCATCTCTTTTGCGAGAGCCTTCAATGCATTTGAAATGATGTTCTTAACGCGGTCAAGCGGCATATCAAGCTCGCCAGAAATCTGCTGTGCGTCTAAGCCCATCTTTCTCAGCTTTAAAACATTTTTTGCGGTCGTTCTTTGAGCAACACCGTTGCGTAAACTTAAAATATCAGTCATACTGGTTACTTATCATAAAAGGAGGACAAATTGAAATTAGGAAGCCAACTCGATAGCGCATTTGAACTTCCATGCGAAGACATTATTAAGCTATATAACGAAGGCATTGGCATATTGTCTATAGCCGTTAGACTAAAGATTCCTGCCGCAAAAATAAGAAGATACCTTACCGAGGGCAACAGAATTGCCGAATACAACAGAAAAGGCAAGTCTCAAAAACACATAAGAAAAGTAATGGCAGTCTCAAAGGATCGCATCAGGGCTGTCTCCGATTTGGGTATGCGTGAAAGATATTATGAGCCCCATGACGGCAAAGGCTTGCCCGATTACATGATATAAGATAAATTTTAAAAACCTTTTGTCTTGACCGACCTGACTGGCGTGTGCCTACGGGTCGGTTTTTTTATGGGCGCAAAATGATAGATATAAAAGAAAAAATATATGAGCTTGAGCGCATTTTAGACCTTGAAGCTAAATCATACAGACCCATGCAGAACGTTGTTGATATGTATTTCAACGGTGATGAAGATCGCGCAAAGCTTTTCTTTTACGCCATTGGCGTGTATCAACGCGGATTTATTAGCAAACAAGAGCTTTACGAGCTGGCGAACATGGCAGGCGCAACAAGGGGTCTTGTGGACAGCCTACTGGATCGAATGGGTGTTTAATGAACAAAGCCGTGTTGTCTTTATTGGTTTTATTGTCTTTGGCTGGATGTGATGAAGACATCGCGATGGTTTCAAAGGCTTGCAATCTCCCCTGTTACGCTGGCCCCCCTGGAACGGCAGGCAATGGACCTTGTGGGGTCGGCGTAACGATTTGTGATGAAAACGACATCGTAGTGAATTGCCAAGGCCAAACACTGCCCGTCCCTGAGCTGTGTAACCAGATCGACGATGATTGCGATGGAGAAATTGATAACAACCTTACCGAGGAGTGGGCCGGACAAGCCTGTGGTTCCAATTTAGGTATTTGTAACGCTGGCACGGAGGTGTGCGATGAAGGACAAAGAGTTTGTAGAGGAAGAGAAGAAGGCGTGGACGAAGTTTGCAATGGGCTCGACGATGATTGCGATGGTCTGGTTGACAACAATCTTTCTTTGGAGCTTTGCTATACTGGAAATCCTGAAACGCTGGCTTTCGGCGAATGCAGGGCAGGGGTGATAGACTGTGTTAATGCTCAAGAAATGTGCTTGCACGAAAAAACGCCGACGACGGAGATATGCGACGGTCTTGACAATGATTGCGATGGCCTTATCGATGAAGATCTTTTTGATAAAATTGACATATTTTTTATCATAGACGGTTCCGGCTCTATGGACTCGCTTTTCAACGAAGCAATAACAACAACGCATACCGTAGCCGGAGCCATGAATGACACTGAAACTCGGTTCGGCGCAGCGGTCTTTCCAGGACCCAGGCACGAACAAAGAATATTTGGATACGCAACCATGAGGATTATCACCGACCTTGTGGATGGCACGACATTCCAAGGAGAAATTATAAATGCTACGAATATTGGAGGAGGCCTTGAGCCAGGTATTGATGCCATCCATGAAGTCTGTTCCTCGTCAGAAATCACCTGGAGACAAGACGCAGAAAGACATCTCCTTGTCTTCACCGACGAAGAGCCCCAGTCAGCGCAAAGCATGGCGCTTGAAGAGGCCACGTCGGCATGTATTGCTTCTGGTATCATTGTTCATTCAGTTATTAAGCCTAATTATGTTGCTGAATATGAGCAAATAGGCATACCAACGGGAGGAACCATATTTTTTCTAGGATACTCGGTCTGGATGATTGACGATCTTCTCGACTTCTTTTCGACGAACTGTAATTAATACCAAATGAAGTCCCTGGTTGTGATCCGGTAGGCTGACGAGCCGCCATATGGAGGGTGGGTTGCTCGATGGTGAGCAGCAGGTCTGTGATGGGAGCAGGCTATTTTTTCAACATTAAGAATGCTGACGCCGCCACTCTTGGAACCTGTCCATTTCCAAGGGCCTTAAGTCTGTCCACCCTATCGGCCACCCCATGAGCCATTCGACCCACTGAGGGTTCAGGGGGCCACCGACTTCCGCATTCTTCCGAACCGCTGTCGCCAAGCCGTCGCCCGAATACTTGCTCGCGCCCTTCCTGTTGTGGTTTCCGTAAACCGTTGGTGTTGGCCAAAACCCAGATGCGCTTGCGCTTATGGAGTGCGCCCGTATCGGCTGCGGATAACATACCCCATCGCGCATCATACCCCATTGCGGCCATATCCATGAGAACTCGGTCAAGTCCACGTCCTGTGAGCATTGGGCTATTTTCCACATATATGAATCTCGGCATAATCTCGCTGCATATCCGCGCCATTTCCGACCAGAGCCCTGACCTTTTGCCCGAAATGCCAGCGCCTGCTCCTGCTGTGCTAATGTCCTGGCACGGGAACCCTCCGGTGATGATGTCGATGTATCCACGCCATGGTCGACCATCGAAGGTGGACACGTCATCCCAGATGGGGAACTCGGGCAAGCATCCGTCTCGTTGTCTTGCGAGCAGGACTCGCCTGCAAAAGGGATTAATTTCAACAGCCGCGAGGGTGCGCCATCCAAGCAATGACCCTCCCAGGATTCCTCCGCCTGCTCCTGCAAAAAGTGCCAACTCATTCACGCCTACCTCTTTTTTTATAAACTAACCCAATCAATGCTTCCCATGGGGCATGTGTAAAATTCCTGCACAACATTATCATACCTTGAGTCTTTTCTTGAAACAGTCTCCCAGCAAGAACTTGTTGACGACCTGACTATGGCCGCATGGGTCTTGTTTTTATTTAAGATAATATACGCATAAGGCTTAGGGGATGCAGAGTCAAAAGAATGCTTTGCACACACCATGAAGTCTTTAAATTTCCAATCCCGCACGGAGGTAAAATCGCAACTTAAACCCTTGGCCTCAACTCTGTATGAATTGCCTTTTTTGTCGTATGCATAAATGTCGCCATCATCTCTGTATTTCTTCCACTCAGAATGAGAAGACGCACGTCGGGTTGCGTTTATCCTTACATCCAATCCCTTTTTATGAAGAAACGCTGCTGCTGCAAAAACCGCCTCTGAGCTTTTATCAAGATGGCTTAAAAATCTTTCATGGTTTTCCATGACGCCTACCTCTTCATCAATCTAATAAGTTCTTCGGTGGTGAGAGGCTTAGCTGGTCTTTCTTGTTCCTTCGACGCATTAGACATCAAACCCAATATCAACCCTGATACAAGAAGGTTTATCGATACCGCCGCATAAGCCGGAAGGTGGGCGAAAAGCAAAAAAGGGATCGCGCCAAAAATTGATGCGAACACGACGACACCAGCCAGTAACTTCATAAAAACTCCCTACCCAATAAAAGAAGCGACCCCAGATGATGGTTTTTTGGGGGAGCGTTCACCTGGAGTCGCCGCAACACATGGGTCTTGTGTTAAACGTATAAGATCACACAGGATCTTTAGGCGCAAGCACTTAAGCCATAAAAAACCTCCCCCTGCGCGAACAAGGGGAGGAAAACTACCAAACAAAAAAGAAGTAGCAGCGGAAAGGAAGGGGTTAAAACCGCTGCTTTTTTTGTGATGTGCAGATAATATGTCCATAATGCTGTTTTTGCAACATATATTAGCGATAAAAGCTACATTGTCTTTATTGTTTGCATAACGATTATGACTAGGGACAAATAAGGGGGGATGCTAAATGTCCCTTGACAAAAACAGCTTAAAATTTGTTTTTTTGTAAATTGGCCGATCAGTTTTTGGGCAAGCGCAATTTCTAGAAAATAAAACTTGGCCTAGCTTGTCGATTGTGCTTTTATTGTTTGGAGCCTGTATTAAACCACATAAACGTCGGGCCAACTAGGGTCGTCTGAAAGGGCGGCCTTTTTTAATGTAATCAAAGGTGGGATACCTTCAGGGCTTAATTTGGCGCTGGGTTGTGGTAGGGGGCCTGGCACGGAACTTGCATGCCAACAAAAACAGAATTTGGTTCGGGTATGGTAATTGCATTATTGCAAGGTTCATGCCAAAAAAGTGGCACCGATCTTGCATAATGCAAGTATAGGACCAAAAAAAAGGTATCGATTTTTTCAACGACGGACGACGAACGACGAACGAACGACGAACGACGAACGAACGACGGACGACGAACGAACGACGAACGAACGACGGACGACGAACGACGAACGAACGACGAACGCAAGGCATAAAAAAAGCCCCCTTTAAAGGGGGCTCGTTTTGTTAGGGTTAGGCGATAGGGCTTAAGCGGTTGCGCGTTTTAGGGATCCAATAGTATGTAATACAGTTTTCTTTTTTGCCCCATGAGCAAGCACAACGATCGATCCGTTTTTAGCGTCACACTTAAGACACTCTTCACACTGAAGATCGTTTTTGTCCGACTCGCAAAGCGTTTCGCCTTCTATCATTTCGTCAAGCGAACCAACGGGTCGAAATGTTTTAAAGCCTTTACGCTGTAATTCCAAGGCTTCAATTTGAGACTTGGCCGACAACATAATTTTAGACGCTAGAAATTCAGCGTTTTGCGCTTTCTCTTTTATTCTACTGTTTAAGAAACGAATTGAGCCTTCACTATATCCCGTGTATCCATAGCGATCGATCTGATCTGCTATGAAGTCAAAAGCTTGATCGGTATCGGTTGAATATTTACCAGAGTGAAAAGATCGCCAGATGCTTAAGGGAGCGTTATGCCTTAACACATAACAGCCACCTTTGCCCTTGTCGGCTAGATCGTGCCGATATAAACAGCCACCACAAATAGCTTTCAATTCCTTTGTGGCTTCGTGTGGCGCTATGTCCACAAGTAAGATCCATAACTGGATCATGTTACCAGTTTTAATGTTTCTCGAATTGCGAGTAGCTATCAACACGATCTCAGTCTTAGGATCAAACATAGACGGGCCACGATATAAGATCCAACCAAGATCGGGTAGGTCTTTTCTCCTATGCTTGATCTTTGATCTGCCCTTAAAAAGCTTTTCCCATATGTTTTTAGGCACTGCAAAAGGATCGCCATATGCGCCGATCCTTACTGACTGTCTCATGATATGCCCCTTTCAACGTGTTCAATTCGGTATGTATTACCACTTGACTTAAACCTTAAAACTCCATCCGGTGGCGCATGGCAAACGCTATGAACCAAACCGTCGAAGGGTTGATCAGGACTTAATTGGTACTCCAAGCCCCTTGATCCGCTATGGGTCATGCCTACAACCCTATACGTTTTGGTTTCTTGCGTTTCGTCGTTAGTCACATGAATTAACGTTTTTTTCATTTTGAACCCCTATAATGCTAATTTAGTTTTTAATGATTGATTAGTCTTTGAATGCTTTTCAATTGCTTCCTCAAGATCTTTCCGTGGGATTCCGTGACGTTCCACAAGATCAATTGCTACGCTCTTGTGTTTACACGTTGTTCTTTTAAACGTGTATAACTCAATTCCGTTATGCCATAATTTACCGTTGATTAACTTACGTTGATCAATGGTTTGTAATTGCAATTCATAGGCTGCAATTTGTGCCGCAATTGACGCCAAAGACGATTTAAGATCAGCCTTCATCAAGTGAAGGCTCTCAAGTTTTACAAATATCTCTTTTTCTTTTTTATTTAGTTTTTTCATTGTTTTTTATCCTTCTTTTTTTTCGGTCTTGTAAGCTATTAAATCACCATTGTGTCGATCACCAGCCAAAGGCCTTAGGCAGTTATCACACCTTGTATGGCTAAAAAATGTTTCTTCGCTCTTCAAAGAAAACGAAAAATATTTTGTATTGTTGCCTGTACCATCAAAAGGGTGCTGCGGATCCTCGTTGTGTGGTTCCTCGCCATTGACCAGATACAAAAGACAATCGGTGCAGATATTGCAATCCTCGTTGATTTCTATTTTCATTTTTGATCCCTTCTTTTTTTAGTGTTCATTCTCTTAAAGAGTGATCTCTTTATAAACATTTTAAACAATGAAAACAATAAAAAAAACAACAAAAAGAAAAGCATAAACAGATGAAAAATAAGGCTTTTAATTTTAGGCTAAAAAATAATTGTAAAAAATAAAAAATCATATTTTGAATTTTGCCCAATTTGCACCGATTGACGCGGCAATTTAGGATCTAATTCCAGGATCTAATTCAAGGGGCTTAAAACCTTGTTTTTTGCCCTATATATAATTGAATTAGGCGAAAAAATAATTGGGAGGTGAAGCGATAATTGGCACCAAATTTGCATATAAAAAGTAGAATTTGAATTTCGCAATTTCTAGCGCCAATTTTTTGGCGCGTCATCGATTTGACGCCACAAATTTGACGTGTCAACAATCTGGCGCGTCAGTGATTTGACGTGTCAGAAAAATGACGCCAGAAATCTGACGTGTCAAAATTCTGACGTGTCAAAATTCTGACGGGCGAGCGAGGCCAGAGAAGGGGGACCCCCCCTTTTAAAAGTTTTTTTCAACCCCCCCCTTTTAAAAGTTTTTTCGTGAACCGGATTCACGTATCGATATGGTAAAAATACCATACATCTGCAAAAGTTTGTCAAAATGGCAAAAATCGGCGCGTATCTTCGCAGTTATTGCTGAAAACATGTTCAGTGTCGCAAGAATCGTGCCAAAACGCTAAAAATAGGCCCTAAAAAGTTCTTATATATCAAACACATACAAGAGCGCCATTTCAACCCTATATTGACCGTGTGGTTGATAATAGAAAACCCTTATAAATCAATAGGGTAACAAGGCGACAAAAGAGTTACAATTTGTTGTAACCGAAAAAGCTTTTAATTTAGAGACACTTAACTAAGAAAAATAATAGAGTTACAAAGTTACAAACAAAACCATATATACTGAGAATAAATTTCCCACCCAACACAGATCACATCCATAATTCAATTCTCTATATAGGTAGGGTAAATTTTTTGTGTTTTGTAACTCAGGCCCAATTTATAGCCTAACGTATTGAAAACAAAAGACTTTTAGCGGTTACATTTTTATTTTCGTTTTGTTACTTTTGTAACGTCAATAAAATCAGCTACTTATAGTCCTACATATCCTTTATTGCTTTTTTTTACATTAAACTGTCAGAAAATGACGTGAGAATCGTTTTATTTGTAGAAGCGAAAAAAAATCATTGCGAACTGCCAGAAAAATACACTTGAGCTGGTTTCGTATATGAGAGGTGAAAAAAACGACTACCAAATGCGAGAAATCTATAACTGGCATCGTTTAACAGGTGAGAGAAAAAAATCATTACGAACTGCGAGTTTTAAAAGACTGAGACGGTTTAACAAATAGAAGGAAGAAAAAACATCATGGAAAAAGAAACAATCATAGAAGTAGAGAAAGAATTGAAAAAAGAATCCATCGCCAGGGGCTTAAAAGTAGAAAAGTGGCTTAAGGAAAAACTACTCAAGGGAGACATGCTCGAATTCACGCTATGCTTTAATGGCGCTGTTCGCTTTCTAGGAGGCCCCTCAGAAGCCTATAGCGCGTTTTTTAAACCTACTAGGGGTCTAGAGTCACATCAAATCATCGGCATTTTGCACGCTAAAGTGAGGGGTTTTAACCGTGACCTCCATTCCAGGGGCTACGACTTTACACTAGATCAAGAGGACGTTTATGGCCTTTTAGAGCTATGTGCTTTTTATCAGGAGCTGGACAGCGCCCATTTCCTAAAGGTTCGCTGTAAGTGGCTCCGGTGGCGTGGTGAAAATTGTCAGTGGGAAGGATGTAGGAAGGGATGCAGAAAAGAGGGATTATCATGAAAAAATTATCACAAAAGGAATACAGAAAAAACGCTAAACGAGACGAGATAAAATGTCCTGTATGTGGCCGAGAAAACAAGGGTTCTTATCGTTTTGTGGTGGCACCAGGAAGTCGGTTTGTTAAGCGAAAATCTAACACTTGTATAGAGTTATTTACGACATGTGAGGATTGTGGGACGAATTTTTTTGAAATATTTGAGCTAAAGGGGTTTAGAGTCGAGAAAAAAAACGAAGATCCTGATTATAAAAAGACCAGATATAGAGATACTCGAAATTTAAACTTTAAAAGATGATTAAATTTCAACACGTTATCATCGTCTTTAATCTTTTTCGTGTTTTTCGTGTTGTTAGTGTTGTAAATACCTTGGGTTTAGTGTTACAAAATAGAGGAAGGCAGGGATCAGTTATGAAAAAAATTAATGAAATCGCAGTAAAACTCCCAACAGGCCAAATTGGCCATATGGTTATGGTGTGTGAGGATTGCACACCAAAGGGTAAAAAACCTTTTCGTACCCACAGCACCGTTGACAGCCTCAATGGCATGCATCGCTGCCAGAAGTGTTTCTTCTCGCCCTTGGATGAGGTGAATTCATGAAAAAACTTATTAGAGAAATCATCGAAACAACAAAAAAACTAGCGATAGAAATCGCTCAAAACATTAAAGGGGTAGCATCATGATTAAGGCACTGGAGAACGTATTAAACAAGGGTAAAAACGTAAAAACCGTATTTAGTAGCGGA